ATTTTATTTTTAAGTAATTTAACGAACATTAAATTGAAACTATATAAATTATAATTTGGTTATTATATTCAACAATTCTTGGAATGACCGCGCCGTTTATTGAAAATGAAAGTTACAAGCATAAGATGGCAAAAGAAGTATTGAAAAAATGGTTTGAAGAAACGGAAACAGGCGACGGGTATATGGGTATAGGTGATATACAATTCAGGTCAAACCGAAAATCTGGAATATTTTTAGAGTATCCTATATGCACTAATATTACAGCAAATTGCGTTTGTCCTTCGTTTTATACAATTCAAGAAATTATGGAAAAAGGACATAGTTTCGATGATGCATTAAAACAATGTGATTGTGAACAATATGGTTATGATGTTTTAGATCTAAATTACGAAAAATTTTATAAGATGACACACACAACACACACAAATTTAAATAGTTGGGAGAGTAATTGGGATGAGATAGTAGGAGGATACGGAGGTTGGAATGAATATGTCCCAACTTATGATGAATGTGTTAATACACATAAGTCTTATCCAATTGCGATTATTGATGTTGTATGTAGTCATAAAGGTTCGCCAAGAATTGGTATTGAAATTTGTCATAAAAATCCTGTTTCACAAACAAAAATAAATAAATTAAAAGAAATAGGAGTTGATTCTCTAATTGAAATAGATGCTGAATGGATTTTACAGCAAACAAAACGCCCATCTAAACTAAAATATAAAACATTAATTTAAGTTGGTGTAAAACTATAAACATGCGTTCGAATACACCGTCCATTTTCGGTGAATTGAAAATCCTTACTTTCTATACTATATTTAGTCTTCAATAAGTGTTTTATTATGGATAACCAAGGTCTTTTTATTTTACTTGGTTCTCCAACTGCTTTGATTCCATTAAATGAAAACCATTTTCTTATTTCCGGTATGAGTTCCATTATTTTGTTTTGAATGTCTTTGTTTGTATCCAACTCGTAAAGTGTATATGTGTTTTTATTTTGTAAATCTAATATGGATATAATTTTATCTATCGCTTGTTCCTGCTCTTTTTTATACAACTCACTTTTCAATCTCATAGGCATAATAAATATACTTAACATATGCAAACAATTTTTAAGTATATTACTTATAATTTTTTAATTTTCTTTTTAGTGTAGATGGTTTTCGAATGAATTCTATACTTTCATCTAATCCGTAAGCGTGTTGAAAATAATTTTTATAATTTTCAGGTTTTACTCTATCAATAGCATCATCTATATTATTTTCCAATTTTTCATAATTTTCTACATTTCTGTTCTTTTTCATGTATGTTTTGATTTGATTAAAATACGCTTCTATCGGATTATTCGTTTTAGGTGTATAAGGGACAGCAAATAAATAATCATTACCGCTTTTTATTATAGCATTCTTAATTAATTCGTTATTGTGACTTTTTGCGTTGTCTAATACTATCAAATTACCTTTATAATAAGGAAAAATATTCTTTTCTAAAAATTTCAAAAATCGTTCTGCGGTCATTCCACCCTTTTCATATAATTCTTTTCCTACTATTTTTGAATTACTGATTGCTACTAATAATGTAAATTTCCGGAATACAAATTGATTACTTGTTTTTATTTTACATCTTCTACCCAAATAACAACGACTATAAATAGGATGCAACGCAGAACCTACACTTGTTTCATCCAAACAAATAATTTTATGTATTGGATACTCTTTTATTTTCTTATAAAAGGTTTTCATCTCACTTTGTTTATCAATCGGGTTCTTGTATCTTTCTTTTGGGAAATGTTCGTGTCTTGTTCTTTTTCGTGTCCGGTTATTATCACGAATTACTTGACCTAAATGTTGAGGTGAAATATCAAATGTTGGATATTGCTTTTTCATATCAATCGATAATTCATTCATAGTAAGTTGTTCGTTTTGTTTCAATAATTCCAACGCAGTTTTCACTTGGGGTTTAGTAATTTTATAAGATATTGGTTTTCTGTTTCGCCTTGTAAGATTTTTGGAAGTTTCGTATCTTTTTATCCATCTGTGTAATGTAGATTTTTTACAATCAAATATCTTACAAGTTTTTCTAATATTATCTTTATTCTTCAAGTAGTATTTAACAGCAGATATTTTATAATCTTCACTTTTATGTGTCATTCATATAATAAAAACATATTATTACTAATTTGTCCCACTTTAAATCTTCAAGGGTGTATATGACATTGGAAAGTCCAGGGATTTACTTGCGGTTGCGGTATTTGCGCGATTTGACACTTCGTGAACGTTTGGCGGTTTTGACGCGCTTGGATGATTTGACCTTCTTGCGGAAGGAACGACGACCGCCACTACTAGTGCTAAGAAGCTTAGACATATCAAGTTCAAATGTAAGTGTTGCTTTTTCTGAACCAGCAATTCCGCCATCTTTGTGTGATATGCTGGTCGTTAATTCGGACCATGTAAAGCCTTTGTCAACGTTACCACTGGGACGTTGAATAATGTCATGGCTTCTGTTTTTTAACTCTTGTAATTCGTCGCCTGTATATTCTTTTACTATATTATTAGGTTTGGTAATGGTTATCTTTGTTAATGCTTTTTCAATCGGAGCATCGTTTCCACTAATAGTATTATCTTTTTCAAATGTAATTGGTGAAACTTTATTATAAGACTTTAGATAGCTTTCTATGGCCTTAGCTATTTTCTTTTCAATTTCACTTATTTTACTACGTCTGTTCTTATCAAAATTCCACCCTTGTATTATCTTGGGGTTAGCGGGGTCAGTCGAAGTTGTTTCTTTATAAACATTTAAATTAGTTTTAAATATTTGAAAATCTTTGGGTCTAAAAAATATACCCTTACTGAACCTATCAAAAAAACCTAATTGTGTATTAGAGGGGGGGGGGGGACTCAATGTTAGTGTCGCTCATTATGTTATATTATAACTAAATAAAAAATATTATCTAACATAAATTACGCCGTTGAAGGATTTAAATCCATATCAATGTCTTATTATATTCAACAATAATGCCCACCCCCCCAACTGACGCCCTCGCCCTCCCCATTCCAAACGCACATTTCATCTGGTATTGCGCGTGGTTAACCCTCCCCTCCGCGATATACGCGTATTCCCATCCCGCATCCGTCCATCTCACGCCGGTCCCCGCCTCTGTCTGGGCAACATCGCTCCTCTACTGGCGCAACCCCGTCATGAATTCATGGAGACAACGGATCGACATATCGGTTGTTTTATCTGGTCTCGCCTACCATACGTATTATGTATACGCAGACGGCGTAGCCTCAGTATCGCCCTCCACCAGGCAAATCTACACGTATCTCATAAGCGCTTCGATAGCGTCATACGGATTAGGCCATTATTTATGGAAACGCGGACGCATTTGGCCGGCAACTTACGCACACGCCGCTATCCACATTATCGGTAATATAGCGAATCTGTTTTTCTACAACGATGTCATGAATAATTATTGAATACACATAAAAATAACCGTATATATTATACTTCGCCGACTTCGCCGACTTCGTCGACAACAACAACAATGTGTTGGAACGCAAATGTGTCCTTAAATACCTATATTTTCGGATTATTTGCGTGTCTTTTTGCGTATTTCAATAACAAACTCGGCTTTACTAGTCTTCTATTCATACAGTCATGGATGTCTATACAACTGATTGAATATTTTATATGGAGTAAAACGTATCCAAATCGATTATTATCACAAATCGCGTGGATATTTATATTTTTACAACCAATCCTCGGAATTTTATCAATCTCAAACCAGGTTCAGAACCATCTTATTATAAAATCCGTTTCGATAGTGAGTTACCTATTTTTTATCGCATCTGTATTGTTTATGAAACCATGGAATCAAATTGATTTTACATCAGTTCAATCCGAGAACGGCCATCTTTCATGGCGGTGGTTGAAGTATTCATTTATCCAAATACTTATTTGGATTATGTTTTTATCGATTAAATTCATCGTTAATAAAGAATGGTTTATGTTTGTTTTGGTATGTATTACTACCACTGTAACATATACATTATATCATAAGACATATACATGGGGCAGTTTATGGTGCTGGTTATCTAATTTTGTGTCATTATATATCATAAGCATGGTGTTTTATGATGATGTATGTATACATTACAAAAAATAAAATCCATATCGATATTACGTGATACATTTGTATTTACATATGAATATGCCTGCCACCGATGTAATCTGCGCGCGCGCGTAACTAACTTAAATATTTGATATCTTAATTATACATATTACTAATTTGTAATTACATTAACACAATCACTGATACAATGGGCGGATTAAAGCACAAGCAGAAGAAAGCCGGGAAGCGCACTGGCGGTGGCGGCGGCGGCGCAGGCAAGTCATCGTCGGCATCGGCATCGGCATCGGCGTCGAAACCCGTGACCATCGAAGACATTTCTACCGAATTTCAGACCATTATTCTTGATTTCCTGCGCGATATCGACTGCTCGTTCCCTGAGTATCGCGAAACCCTCGCCAGGTATTTAGGCTACTCCCACGAAATGAAACCGATGCCGGATGAGCTTTATATTGAATTGTATACACATTGTCGCGCGGTGTATCCAGTGAAGTTTTTTGATATTCTGTATAAGAATGAAAGTTTATTTAGCCCCAATACAGCACAGGCGAGCGGCGCTGAAGATAACACGGTGAGCAACGCGAGTGGAGCGAGTGGAGCCGGCTCTGCTGGCGCAACGAACGGAGCGAACGGTGCGGACAAAGCACAGGCGAACGAGGCGAACGGAGTGAGCGGAGTGAGCAGCAACTTTCTACCCGGCGTCGACTTCCGCGAGATTTGGGCCACCGAAGATATCACCGAAAACACCAAGGATATTATTTGGAAGTATCTCCAGCTGATTCTCTTTTCCATCGTCAATAATCTCTCGGACATGGGTTCATTCGGAGACACCGCCAAGCTATTCGAGGCTATCGACGACAACGAGTTGAAGACCAAGCTTGAGGAGGTGATTGGCGAGATGGGGTCGATGTTTGGCGCCGGCGCCGGCGCTGGGGGTGCCGCAGACGCCGATGGTTCCAGTGCGGGCGCCGCAGGCGCAGAGGGTATCGACGAGACATTTAAGAAAGCCACTGAGTTTATGAACGAGGCGTTTGCGGGCGCTGCGGGCGCTGCGGGCGCTGCGGGCGCGGCACCAGGCACCACGCCTCCTATCCCCGACGCCAGTTCCATCCACGAGCATCTCTCGTCTATCTTAAATGGCAAAATCGGAAAACTCGCCAAAGAAATCGCAGAAGAGACCGCCGCCGATCTGAATCTGAATATGGAAAACGAGACCTCGATGAAGGGCGTATTTCAGCAACTTCTTAAAAATCCCACCAAGTTGTCCGGTATTATCAAGTCCGTCGGTTCGAAGTTGGACTCCAAACTGAAGTCAGGCGAACTGAAAGAGAGCGAAATTATGCAGGAGGCGAGCGAGTTGATGTCAAAGATGAAGAATATGCCCGGGATGAATAATCTGGCGAGTATGTTAAGCAAGATGGGGATGAATATGCCTGGCGGTGGAGGCGGCGGCGGTGGCGGTGGTAAAGTGAATTTCGGTGCGATGCAGTCGCAACTGAACAAGAATATGAAACAAGCACAGATGCGCGAGAGATTGTTGAAGAAGGTCCAAGAACGCCAGCAGGCGCAGCAGCAGCAAGCACCCGCCACCACCGCCGCCGCCGCCGTCCCCGCCAGTGGCGCCAACACCGCAGTGTTTACATCAGGCGAGAAACCGATGAAGACGCCGCGCCCACCCGCCGCCGCACCCGCGGAGAAGCAAAAGAGCGATTGAACTATTAGTATAAATCCTTATAGTAATATATAAGAGTATAATAACTTATACATTACTATTCTTCGAACACGTAAACAATGACCAAAGACCAAGTGTTCTGGATTGAAGACCCGAGCATCCTTATGAATAAGGACTATATCCGCGAGATATGGCCGTCGAAGACGATGGAACCTCCCGCCAAATTAAACGCGATTACGCGATTCGTCATCCTCGCCACGATTTTAGGCTATTTAATCACATCGGCATTCTCGATATTTATTTTAGGCGCCATTACTTTAGGAATTATTGTTATGATTTACAATTTCGTCCATAAGGGGAAGGCCGGCGCGGAAGTCGAAACCGCGAAGAAAATCCTGAAAACCAAGGAGGGGTTCGCGAATAATATCGAGAAGCCGGAGATGTATGAATTGATGCGCGATGAATTCACCGCCCCGACACCGCAAAACCCGATGATGAATCCGCTTTTACCAGAGATAAGCGATAACCCGCAACGTAGGAACGCCGCCCCGTCATTCAACCCCGCCGTGGAAGGCGATATCAATGAATCCGCGAAACAGTTTGTCAGCGGAAGTATCGACACGAATGCGAGTAATGTGATTTACCAGAATAGTAATGTTCCCGCAATTCCGCCGAATCATACCCCCGAAGAAACTTATGGGAAATTATTCGGGACTTTAGGTGATAATGCGGTATTTGAATCGTCGATGCGTCAGTTCCATCCGGTGGCGAATACGCGTATCCCGAACGACCAAGACGCATTCGCGAAATTCTGCTATGGCGAAATGAAGTCGTGTAAGGAGGGCGATGAATTCGCATGCGGGAGAATTAACTCGCGATTGGGGCAGGTTATCGGGCAGTAATCGGCCCGCCGCCCGCCCGCCACCGCGCCCGCTCCCGTTTAGCAACATTCACAAAATAATATTATATCTATGTTAATTACATATAGGTATAGTATAGGATAAAGGATGGCTTACGTACATAGTTACACATTTGATAATATGTCGCGCATCGGTTGCGACACAGGCGACCTCTCGCAACGCAATGTCCAGAATTTAAACGCGGCGAATTATGCGCTCAACAACTTCTTCTCGACGGATTGCCAGATGGAGCGCCCTATCCAGTTCGCGACCAGCCAGCCCAACGTGTTTTATAATGGCGGACACCAGACGGGGTTTGGCGGCTGTAATATCGACACCAACTCCGAGCTCTCTATTGGCAGCCTGAATACCCACGCCAAGTGTAAATTGAGCCTGCTCGAGCGCCCTTTCAAGACCGTCCCCTTTTTAGGACGCGGCGCCGTGAATGTGGATTTCGAATCCAGGATGCTTCAGGGTGATACGAACACCAATAAGAAGAGCATTACGCAGCTGTCGGAGAAACTGAACGTCGCACACACAGACTATCCCCTTCAGGAGGAGTTTAAGTCGACGATTAACAACCCGGCGAATTATGTGGAAGGTGCGGCGGTCAATGGCTGGATTCGAGGGGGGGTGCCGTCGCGTGAGTTGGTGAGGGACCAGGAGTATTTATTTAACGGTAGTAAGTAAGTCTCGCGTCGAGAATACCATCCGCATCTCGCGTCGCTACATCCCTCCGCTTCTCGCCTCGCCGCTCGTTCCGTCCCGCAGAGCGGACGCCACTCGCTTCTCGGCTCGGTCAGTCTCGCCTCGCCGCTCGTTCCGTCCCGCAGAGCGGACGCCACTCGCTTCTCGGCTCGGTCATCTTCGCCGATTCTGGGGGAGATTTTGGCGAAGATGACCGAGCCGAGAGAACCCCGGCGCTTTAGCGGAGGGTGTTCTTGAGGCGAGAAGCGGATGGTGTTCTCGACGCGAGACGAAATAGTATAAAGTCAACGTGTTATATTTTATATACGTTGATTTTAATGAACGAAACCACCGAAATTGTTGAACCCTATGAACTGCCTGATGACGAACCCGTGCTCGAACCCGTGCCCGTGCCCGCCGCCGCTACCCCCGCGCTCGATCTCTCCGGCTATAATTATGATCTCGTCCTGACATATAAGATGATTGAAGACACCGATGACCAAGATACGCTATTCCGTATCCAGTTTCTTCAAGCGTTCGGGATAACCGATGATGAATACCATCCTGAGATTGTTTCCGCTGTTATTGACGACTTGTATGAACGATTCCGAGAGAATCCGGGGATTCGAGAGATTTTAGCGAGTCATCCGCTGGCCGGCAGCGGAACCGGAGGCGGAACCGGAGGCGATAACAGCGAGATGATTTTCTGTATGATGTTTTCATTCCAGATATTTGACCTGTTCCATACGTGTATGCGTCACGCCAAACACAACGAAGAAGTCCCGCAAACACTCCGGGATGAAATCGCCGAATGTCTTTGCCAGATGTTTTAGGCAGTTTCAGATAATAATATTATTATTATTTATTTATTATAAATAAACTATTAGTAAAAATTTTTCATCACATATTAAAATGTTCAATAGTCCAATATCCAATTTTAAATCAACTCCGATACCTAATAATCCGTTATTTATAAAAGACGAAAAAAATTATGGCGTAGAATTAAAAGATGTTTATTCAACCGTTCAATTTGACAAACACGGTAACCCTACATATGATATGAATGGTAATAAACACATATTTAAAACAGATGAATTCGGACAACTTATTACTCCAAATGGAAAAGGGGGGAGGAGACATATAAAGACCATAAAACGAATCCTCAACCGTCGTAAATCTAAATTCAAATCAAAGTCCAGACACAAACGCAGTAATCGTAAATTTAGGATGAATTGATGTGAATAATCACATAAATATAGTAAACTCAACAATACAATACAATAATAAGTATATAATTATTATATAGATTAATAATAACCTATCACAACCCAGAATACAATGGCCTCTACCCGAAACAAGAATACACGCACCGATTTTAAAATCGAGCAAAACTCGCAAAGCCTCGCGCGCACCTATGTCACGTTTGAGAACGGCTGTGCTGGCAAGGCATTTGAACCCGCCCTCGCGTTTGAAAGTGTAGGCATCCTCCCCACGAAGATGAGTCGCGAGCATTTCTCCTCCAATTCGGTGGATATCGAATCCGCGTTATTTGGCATCAATTCCACGAATCTCGTCGAGCCCCAGGCGACCGTTGTCCCGCATATGAAGAGTCTGCCCGAGGTGAAATTCTTCGAGAGAATGGCGGTGTTTTTGCCGGAACCGCTGGTGGTGGAGAAGTCGGCGCGGCCCTTTCAGTGGGGGTAGCGCGGGGGTAGCGCCCCCCAACGGCGCTGGCGTCGCTTCGCTCCGCGGGTATGATGTTTTTTTTAATATTAGGGATATGTATAATACGATTCGATATAAAATGGCTCACCCATATCACAAAATGGCAAAGAATTTTGAAAATTGTACTAAACGAATTGAGGCTATAGATGCGGTATTTAACGCTGCAAATGTTCGTGATACACAATCTGCCGATAAATATTACGATATATACCAACCATGCTCCTGAGGATAAGTCGTGTTATGAATTAATGGATGCCGGAAGCTTTGTTGGTAACATGAAATCCACCGCAATTTTTAAAAATAATCGTGACTGGATTGATATCATCGGAGGATTATGGACTGATTTATATGATGTCCAGAATACAAGATTCCAAGAAAAGAAGAGAGTTATTCAAACCATTATTAAAACCATAGAAAAACAATACAATGGTAATTTAAATGGTGGCTCTTCCAAAAAACGCGCATCCACCCACCGCCGCCTCAAATCACGCGCCACCTCTGCGGCCCGTCGTCGCAACCGTCGTCGTCGCACCGCCCGTAAATAAACACTCTAATAACACATTTAGCGCAACCCCCGAAATGTTTTATTATCATATTGTATACATTCCGTAATGGTAACGAAAACCCGTCGAAAACGTTCGGCGGGGGTAGCGCGGGGGTAGCGCCCCCCAACGGCGCTGGCGTCGCTTCGCTCCGCGGGGATAATGTAGATTTGGTAGTTTTGGTTTTGGTAAATTATAGAAATAATAACTATCCAGCACTATAGTCGTGTATACGATCTTCCCCAATACTTATCCACCTGGCCGAGATATATATCGCCATTTTTGACCTGTCGTGCCGTCGGGAGACTCGAATGCGTTATTTCCGTGACGAGAATTTTCTTGTCGCCTTGTATCCAGTAACAATACGGCGGACTTGTCATGGTTTTTCCATTATACCGATGTGTCGATGGGTGTGAAACCCGCATGGATTGCTGGGCCTCCGAAAACCAACCGAAATAGAGTTCAGTCTGGTCGGGAAGTGGCGTCGAAGGTGGAGCCGGAGGGCATTCTGGAAATGACATTGTCGTGTCGCGCTTGATGATTCTTTGATAATAGTAAATACTAATATTATCAAATCAATTTTTTGGAGGTTGCGCCTCTAAACGACGCGGTCTTACATATCAACATCCAGTCCCGCAAACTGATTATGGACCTTCACGCTTCCCGACGTCTTGCTTCCCTTCACGGTGTCCGTGCCCGTGTCCGTGCCACTTGACGGCACATCTATCGTCAACGTCCATGGCATACTTCTTCCGCGGGTAGGTCTCGCGCTACGAAACCCGCTCCTTGCGTCGCTCGCGCTACTGCGCTCAATCTGTCGGCCATTGCCATTGCCATTGCCATTGCCTTGTTGCGATGGAAGAAAACGACGTCTTTCGACCGCCCCCGCGTTCGTTCCACTGCCGTCCGCTGCCGCACCACCGCTACCGCTACCGCTACCGCTACCGCTGTCACTGCCCCCTGCGCCATTCAAGCACGCCAACTGTTGCGCCGCCGCCAACTGGTTCACATAATTGATAACGGTATGCTTCGTAACGAACGTCCCCGCCTCCTTCATCGTCGCCAAAAAGACATCATAGTGAAGCTTATACATATGCGTCTTCAACTCGCGGTCGTATTCTTTCAAGGGCTTCGCGTTCTTCTTGACGTAATGCTCGATATACGCATCATACAAACGCAGGGTATACTCGTGAAGACGCTCACGGAAGGTATTGAACACCCGGGAATGCTGTGGGTGATACTTCAAATACTCATCAATCGCGCGGTCCTTACGCAGTTGGAGATACTGCGCGATCAACTTCTGCTCCATCCCCTTACGCTTCTTCACGCTCTCGTATTTGGGGTTGCGCTGCTTATAGCAGAATCCGGTGTCCCTATCATGGAACACAACGCCGGGCAGCGACACACTGCGAGTCTCCGCCGATCCATACATCCGGCAATAATCCTCCACGGTATGGGGTGTAATGGTGGCCGTCACCGCCGCGTCGGTAGCATCCGCGACACATGTCAAATCGGACGGCATGCGTGAAACAGTTCCACCGAAACTACAGGAGAAGATGTCGCGTTCAAGGCGGATGGCACTCACCCCGGCCATGGTCGCATCGGCCGCGGCCTCTCCCTCGCCCGCAGCCTCTCCTTCCGGTCTGACGATTTCATACACCGCCACCAAATACAACCTTGGAACCGTAATGACATTCACAATCTGGTTCTTCGGATGTTGAAGCACGAAAGAGTAGCAATACTGCTTGGGGACCGCTTCCAGTCCGCCGGGAAGCACACTCAAGATGTCGCAAATACGGCGGCGCAGGATTTCTTGGATGTTCAACTTTTGGTACGCACCCGTCGCACCCGCCGCCGCACCCGCCGCCGCACCCGCCGCCGCATCCACCGCCATCGCCTCCTGGATATGGTCGAATGACACCTCGCCAACGCTACTCTTCGTCGATACATACCACTTCTCGGTGCCCTTATAATAAAACAGATTCACCATCATTCCCTCTACCAGCTCCTCCGCGGTCAAATGTCCGCCCTCCGAATTCACAGGCCACGACTTCATCTCATCGGTCAACTTCAACATCTTCGGAGGCGCGATACAGCAAATCTGGCCGTTGGAGTCAAATACCACCGACCTGAAACGACCCACCGTTTCGTATTCCGTGTCCTTCAATTTAGCACGGTCATACTTCAGTATATAAAACGTCCCGGATGGGGTTTTAGAATAATGGACCATAAGACCGTTCTCGGTACACCACTCACGCAAATGATGGAATGATTGATTCCCGCCATTGTCCTCCGGCGTCGCACCGGCACCGGCACCGGCACCGGCAGCGACCTGACCGACCTTACTGGCAAACGCAGGCAAACTTGGCAATTCAGCAGATGAAATAGAAAACATTACGGGCGATATACAAATACGACGTCTTGTATATACTCATAGTGTTTACCTTTATATTTGTTTGACTGCTACGATTATTTCCTATCGTAATAATATTATACGCGAATTATATAATACGCGAATTATATAATACGCGAAATATATAGGTATATATACACAATACCCGAGGTAATATAAACATAATATTACACAACAAATTAAACAATAATGGAAGAAGATATTGCGCCGAGCGCCGGTGGCGAGGTCGTATCATTATCTATTGAACTCGGTGATATTATCAAGATAATCGCGCCGTCGAATCGCGATATACATGACCACATGTTTCTGGTGGATTATGTATCGGCGGCAGGAGCCGCCGGCGCCGGCGGGGTCAGTGGCCGTAAAATCAAGCTCATCGACGTCGATTCTCTCGGTGAGGTCATTTTGAAACTCGACGCAGCTGGAAACCTGACCGACGAAAGTATCACCACCATCGAATTATTAAGTCGCGCCGAAGAAAAAGGGTACGCGAGGCAGAACAATTTAGTCGTTTCTACATGGGTAGATATTCGTTTCGGCGGTGATATTCCGACGATTATCACGGGAATGATTACGAATCTGGAAGAGGATATGATAGAAATCCGGACCTATCCGGAAGATGAGATGATTTACATTAATTTCGGGTATATGGGAATCCCGGAGAATCTTCCGATTGAAGAGATTCGAATACGTGCGCCCCCGTCGGCGTTTGGGGAGGCTGCCCAGGGCGCAGAGGCCGCCGGGGCCGCCGAGGCCGCCGAGGCCGGGTTTTTGACGATGGGAATGGATGCGGTCGAATCACCCGGCACGCCAGGCACGCCAGGGACGCCACGGACATTGGAAGAGCGGCGCAAACAGCGCCAATTGGCGCGACAACAAGGCACCGCCGCCGCCGTACCCGCACACAGGTCATCCTTCGGCGCAGGCGAAGACGCCACAGAACAACCCGTCGGAATGTCGGATTACACCTCCGCTGGAGGTGTGGCTGCCGTCGCCGCCGCATTCCCAGTCGCCACCGCCGCACTCCGCGAGAAATTAAAGGCCATCCTTATCGACGCTGACCAAATCCAGGTCGGCGAGGAATTAGACGTCCTTGTCCAAACGGTGAATATCCCCGATGAATACCGCCGTTTCAATTTAGAGAAGCAGTGCGACGATCTCATGGATACACTGATTACGAATATTCCCGCCACCGAGAAATCCAGGTCGGTTCTGTCCAATATTCAGAGGATGGTCGAGAGATTTAAAGAACTCCGCCATAAATTCTCGTCCTTTGATGGAAATGGAAGCCCTTCCATCCCGCCCCCCAAAAGCGCACTCTACCGTCCCCTCGTGAATTCACTGATGCGGATGGACCGCGCACTTCGCTGGATTATCCCCATCGTGAAAACCCGGAAAGTGATTTACGATATTCCGATTGATGATAGGAGCGCCGCGGAAATGGATATTGCGCCGCGACTTATCCAGGATGAACGAGAGGCGGAAAATGAACTCCAACGGCAATGGTGCGATGGAACGATTACATACTCCCAATATATGACAAATCTCTCGGCGCGCCATTTTACACCGCATGAAGCGCCACGTTATTCCCCCGATGTCGTAACCACGCAACAAGTGAACGAGAATATAACCGCGATAATAGACAATCTCGACGATTTTTATTCATCGGTCATCACGGGGGAAGAAATCAAACGTCGCCGGTTCGTTATCCAGAAATATAATATGGGTCTCTCGAAACTCCAGCCAACCGGAGGGGGTGGTCGCATGGGCGCCGCCGCCGCCGCCTCGGATGAAGCCGAAGGCGGCCCTGTCCTCAAACGAACCACCGAATTCGTACCACTCACCCCCAATGAACGAATGGATATCACAGGGTTTATGACATTCCCCGAACCCGTTATTTATTACTCGCGTATCACGCTCCCCAGTATCACCATCATGGATAAATCCGACTTGAACACCAAACAGGTCCAGTATTGGGATATGTTGCGCCAGATGATGACACTGACAACCCACGAAGTCACAAACCTGAATACACCACTCGACCTCAATGCGCATAATTTCCTCCGCGATGTCAAGCAGTTTATTCTTGAGCCCGGCGTCGATGAACGCGATAAATACCGGAAGTTTCTGGATGTTATTATACCGAAAACCCGTAATATTTTTGATATGATGCGGCAGTATATCCACGGACGCCTTACATTACAGGATGTCCTCGCGTTTATTGAGCCTTTTCTGATTTATCAGGAAGACCTGAATGTGAAACAATACGACGAGATTGTCGCGTTTTTATATGAGCGGGTGCTTGAATATAAGCGGAATTATGCGACGAATTTCCGTAAATTCGGGCGTCTGCGTTCATTCCAGTATCATGTCCGATACCTCGGTGTTTCCCTCATCTATAAACTGATTGTATCGGGGAAAATGATGGACGCGGATGTATTTAAAGCGTATGGGTTCCAGGATGTTCAAGTCAGATCGGGGGGTGCGGCGGGTGCGGCGGGCGGCGCGGCAATCGACGATAAACAGCGTCAACAAATGCGCGGTCAAGCGTATGCGGCCGGGCTGGCTGAACAAACCGACTATAATGACAACCTTCTCTCGTCGTCGGAACTTCTGTCGCGGATGTTGGCGCTGGATTATGCGAAGTTGTATATGGACGCTGTCGCGATAACGACGACCGAACTTATTACCCCGTTTGATTTTAATCTGGTATTAGGCGAACAAAGCGATAAATTGCGGGCGGCGGGTGCGATGATAGGCGGCGGAGGCGGAGCCGGAGGCGCGGCGGCGGCGTCAGCAGCTGGAGGAGAAGCCGCAGTAGCGGCGGCGGCAGCGGGCGCAGCCCCCAAGCGATTCGGCCTCGTTCTCTCGAAGAACTACCCCAACGAAGACGCAATCAAAGAAGACAATGATAGCGACGTTCCGGTTTATTTTGATAAGAAATACGATACGACCAATTACGCATTTATTGAGGCCTACCGCGAACAGCAAGAACAAATGAGCGAAACCGAATTCAAGATGTTTCTGGTGGATGAACTCATCAAGAATAAGAAAATGACATTCGATGAAGCGAAGAAGGAGGCGGAGGCCATCATGGTCGGGCCGGGAATGCGCGAAGTAAATGACGGTGACTACGCTGTAGTTGAAATCGACGAATACGTCGAACCGGATAAACCGGACGAGGACCTCGGCGAAACCGAAACCAAATTCCTGTATTATAAACGCGAAGGAGGCAAATGGGTGCGTGATACAAGCATCCCCGCAGTCATCCCGAGCAGCGATCGCAATTATTTCTGTAATGTAGACCGTGATTGTCTTCCGTTTGCGATGGATGCGGCGAAGAATCTGATGGCACAAGCGGACGCCATAGGCGGCGCGGCGGCGGGTGGCGGCGGCGGCGGCGGAATCGCGCATATCACCGCGAAGGAAGGCACCGACGCAATCAAGAAAGCGTTCCTGGATAAAATGAAGTCGGAGTTTGACGCGAAATATCAAGTGACGCGAGAGAATTTCACAGAGTTCGTGAATAAGAAATTCGAATACGACCTGAAGAATATCGGGCGGATTATGGAGATACAGCATAAAGAGTTCTATAAATACAATGACCGTAAATACAAGATGGGTATTCATGCGGCGGGCGCGGCAGCGGGCCACGACGACGACGACGACAATGACGACGACTTCGACGCGATTATCTCGCCGATGGAGCCACTGAAAGACAAGATTGTCGCACAATCCGATTTCGTGAAACGCCAATACGACCTCCTCCAGTTTATCACCAGCTTTACACGCAAGGCCAACGAAATCATGGACGAGGACCCGCACTGGTTATACTGTATTAAATCCAACGCGAAATTGCTTCCTTCGTTTTATGAGGCCATCGCAGTCGCATTTATCCAGTCGTCCGACGGCGGCGGCGGCGGCGGACTCAATGTCGTCATCGATACGATTTGTAAAGAACGCGGAACGATTAGCGACGACGGCGAAGCATGGGTGGATAAATTCAGCGGAGCGGTTATCAAGAAAATCGAGCACGATACCGAAGAAGGATTCGATGATGCGGGGTTCAAATTAGTAACCAGAGATATGATAGAAGCGGATATTGGGGAAGGGATATTGAAAGTGGCGAAACCGGCGGCGGCCGCGGGGGGAGGCGGAGGCGGAGGCGCGGCGGGAGGCGGAGGCGGCGGTCTTCACGGAATCAGTATCGTGGAAAAATACGACAGCCCGAATGCGAAAATAATCAACAATATCATCACCACAATGACCGGATATATGGGTATCGACATACACCAAGAACGCGAATTTATTATTCAGAACACACTCGCACTACTGGATACATCGGTTCCACCGGAAGAAGCCTACCGCCTGCGTTCCGAAAAACTATTTCGAGAGAAAGGCAAGCATCTGCCCCCCTATAAAGAAACCTTTTTTCAGACACTGCTTCTTCTTACCCTCTCGTATCTCGTCGTCGCAATCCAGTGCGCCATTCCGACCCCGAAGACGCGGAAGACGCACGCCGGATGTATACGTTCCTTTTCAGGGTATCCCCTGGATGGCGAGGGTGATACATCGGGGATGATGTATATTGCGTGTATTGCGTATAAAATAAAGACGAGTATCGAGCCGTGGAATACGCTGAAATCGTTCAAGAAGGAGGGCGATATTCTCGCGAAGTTGAAGACGCTCATCGATACGCTTATTATCACCAAACCGGCGATGAAAGAGCGATTGGAGACGAAGCGCGAGTATTTGCGGAATATGCGCGCGGGCGGCGGCGCGGGCGGCGGTGCGGAAGCCGTCCCAGAAGAACTCTCTATTCTTCGCTGGGCGAATTTTATGCCTCCTATGAAATCTCTCGACAATATGCCGACACCCCAGAACGTCGCCGCGGATTTCGCCAACCAGCTTATCACGGATATGAAACGCGGGTACCACGGCCAGCACGATAAACTCGCCGTCCTCGAAAGTAAATGTCTCTATTTTTCTTTGTCGATTCAGCAGATGATACACTCCGTTGTGAAGAACAGCAGCCCCCTTCTCCTGAATATGGCGAGCGAGCCCTTCCTGGAGAATGCGTGCTGTAATGAGCCGGTCGACCGCCGCAGCCAACGCACTATCGATTATTTTATGGGACGCGAGCAGAATATCCACCATCATAATCGGATTATCGGATTCTTGACGAAAACGGCGAGAGAAATGACGGTGATGACGCGGGCAACGACCATCATGGATAACCGAAACACCCGGTTTCAATACCCGAATATCCCTGCGGAATTCAACGAGCAGACTGTTTATCGGGCGTTTATTCATTATTGCCGGATGAACCAGGCCGCCGCGTCGTCCACCGTCGCGTCGGCCACCGGCAACCCCGTCGCCACCGCGCTCTATTTATATCCAGAGCTCCGAGAGATTTGCCCCGCACACCCCCCGGACTGGAGTCCTAACGACATCATCGAAGATAAAATCCGTAAACTGAAACGTGATTCAAATATATTCGATACATCCAGTCTCGCGCGATTGCTTCGTATTGTGAATGGACATACGATGACCGACGCCAAGTATGCCATCGCAAGTAAGACGCGTCCGACAGAACCCGTCCCGTTCAAGAAATTCGAGGATGCGATTCAGCATCTCGAGAGAAAGCACCGCGCTGCGTCGTCCGTGTCCGTGTCCGCGTCCACCGACCCTACCGCGACCTCGACCGCGACCTCGACCTCGGCCTCCGCCCTCGACCAATGTATTATCCCCGCGGAATTACGCACCCTGCTTCTCGCCATCATCCATTCATCGAGCTCCACATACGTCCAAGAAGACACCGAAGAGATGCGCGACCTGAAGAATTATTTACATACGGCGAACCAGGAAATGAAAGCGTCCGTCGTCGGGTTTCTCCAACAGAACGGCAAACAAACCAAATCAAAGTTCCGAGAGATTGAGAGAATCATGGATACACTTATGCGATTTGAAATCAATAAAAGCAGCACGGTATTGATGTCCGCTACCGATGAAACCGCTGCGAAGAGTATCCAGTTTATGCGGAATACACTGACGCGCCTGATTGACGTCCTCCCGGCGATTATTCATAACGGTATTGATTTCGATGATACGAATATCCCGAAACATTGGGGATTCTCAACAAACCATATGAAGGATGTCCGGACGATTATTTCGTCACATTATACCTCCCTGAAGACGTTTTATAACGACCGCGTGATTAAGGAAGTGATACGCCATGCGGAACCCCATGTGCGTGACCTGAAAGTGATGATGGAAAATACGCCGTTTATGGCGGAGGTGTTCTTCGATGAAGAGAAGGACGCGAAGATAGCGGCGGAGGCGGCGGCGTTGGCGGGTACGGCGGCGTCATCCGCGGCGGCGATGGTCCCGCGCGAAGTGGATATCGAAAAAGAGCTCGGCGAGCGTGTCCCGCATTCTACTCGTAAAAATATCTTCACGATGTATTCGGTATTTGACCGTGATATCGTCCGTAATTTGTATTTGTTCTACTTCTTTTCATTTATGCGCACGTATATCCATCTCGTGATTGAGACCCCGATTACGATTTATCAGTCGGAGCCGACCCGCGTGATACGGAAATCCGCGAAGACGACCGCGACCGCGACGACGACGAAGAAGAAAGGCCGCCGGGTGGGCGGCACAGCAGCAGCAGCAGCAGCAGCCATCGGAGAAGCCGGCGCAATTGCGCGCACCGCAGGATATGATGAAGACGAAGACGAACGCGAAGATGAAATCGACCCGCAATCCCGCCTGTATTCATCGGACGCAGGTACATTAGAGAAACACCAACTCGTAAGTGATATGGACGCGATGATGGGCGATAAGAAGGCGCTTGGACAGCGTGTATCTGAACTCCTTATCGCGTATCTACGCATGATTGAAAAGGACAAATCCGCGGTCGATTTCAATTTAGCCAATATCAAGGAGAAACTCACCCGCGTCAAAGATAAAGAGAAAGATGGGGTTGTCGAGAGAATTGGCGCAATGTCGGTGGGTGAACGTCAACTGGAGAATCTGATGAAGACGCACAAGATGGGAATATGGAGCCGCGGGACGTCGCAGACGGGTGTTGTAATCTACGACCAGGATTATTATGACGAAGAACGCGAAGAGATGGAGAAGATCGCGCAAAAGGAGCGACTGCTAGGCCGCCGGGACTATGTCACGGATATGAACCGAGAGATTTATGTGATGGATGCGCTGGAAGAAGACCGGGTCGCGGCGGAAATCGAGGCGCATGAATTGGATATGTCGACGGGTATTCCTGAGGATGATGATGCTGGGGAGGATGACGCCGCGTATATCCACCAGCATGATGATGAAGGGGACGGCGGCGGCGGCGGTGGCGGCAGTGGTGGCGGTGGCGGTGGCGATGACGATTAATGGCGACGCGTATCGGAATAGTTTTTAGTATTTGAATAATATAAACGACGCGAAGCGATGAACCAACGCATTATTATTTATATTGTTCTCTCGGCGATTCTACTTTATTTGTATTACCGTCGGCGGGACCTCGCCGTATTTGCGGCGTTTATCGTTGTTGTCGGAGCGACGTTGATATTCGGGGACGGTAGCGCGAGTGAAGGGTTCGATTCCAACGAAAGTAAAAAAACAGGCGATAAAACAAAGAATTTAGATGATAAAAAGGAAAAAACAGGAACGAAAAAAGATAGCATCAAGGACGCAAAACACGAGGACAAAGACGATGATAAAAATAAAAATAAAAATAAAAATAAAAATAAAAAGAAAACATCTAAAGCAGCCGACGATAAAGCAGCCGACGACAACGAAGATGAATAATCACGCCTAAACGCGGTGCCGCATACACACCCTATCCAGTACCTTTTATTCAGGATAAAACCCGAATAAAAAGTAGTTCCATTATATTAGTAGTATCGATAATACCATAAGAATAAGAATGTTCGCCATAAAAACATTTATTCGGAATAATCTAGCAGGCACAGCCATTGTTTTATATATTATCGTATTTATGCTGGTCCAGTACGCCAATCCCGCATTTATTTATAACGAGGACGGGTCTCTTCGGGAATTCGGGGTGGGCTATTCTAGCAAGACGGTGCTTCCGATTTGGCTGGTGGCCATCATATTAGGTATTCTCTCGTATTTAGCGGTGTATTATGTGTCTAGGCCGATGGTGCGGCTATTCTTATAACGTTCGAACGAAGTTCGTTTCATTCAGCTCGTTTCGTTCATTCCGTTCGCGTTGCTCACTTCATTTCACTTCACATCACTTCATTCCACTCGCTTCGTTCTCACCCTTCTCGCGTCGCTCCGGTCCTTGCGCCTGCGCGATGCTTCGGCTCCAGTCCCTCCCGCTCCGCTCGTATCTCTCGCTTTGTTCAAACTTCGCTTTGTTCAAACTACGCTTGTTCCACATCTGCGTTGCTCCATTCCACTCGCTTCGTTTTCACCCTGTCTCGCGTCGCTCCGGTCCTTGCGCCTGCGGCTCCACTCCCTCCGCTCCGCTCGTATCTCTCGCGATATCGGACGGGAATGATTAAAAATATGTCAAATATAGGCGAGATGACCGAGCGGAGTGGCGAATGGAGCCGCAGGCGCAATGAGTAAGCGACGCGAGAGATACGAGCGGAAGCGGAGCGATTGGAGTCGCAGACGCAAAGAGCAAAGCGACGCGAGTCTAGGAACGGAGTGAGGGAGTGGCATGAAGCATATGAGTGGAACCGAAATGAAATGGAGGTTCAACGAATGTGCGAAATGGAACGACATCGCGACGTTCAACTGGTGATGGTCAACACATTATTCTTCTGCTTCTCCGCCGCCGCCGCCGCCGCATCCTGTTTCTCTTTCAGTACCTGTGCGCGTATCTTCTGTTGTTCAGGTGTAAAAGAACAACCAATATTCAGTATATAATTATAACTAATCGAAACCACCAAAAGGCCGCATAGCACCAGCCACACGAACTCTCCCACAATATCCTTCATCCTCAAGAAACTCCGGATTTTATCCAATTCTTCTACTTTAGCAGAGGGGCGAATCAATCGCGACTCTTTAAAACTGTCCCAGAACCGGTCCAAATTATCTAAATTAAGTTCGTTGAGTAAGATGGATTGGTCGGTATAGATTTGCTCTAAAGCACGCCCGATATCACGTTTATTGGCGACGTCATCCTTGGGGATATCTGTGCTGCTGCTGCTGCCGCCATCGCCGCCGCCGCCCGTCTGTGGTTTGCTTACAGCGGATTTTGGGTCTAAATCAAATTGCGGAGTTAAAATATTGTTAAACACGTCCTTCAAATCGGTCGCAACCGACACGAAAATATAACCGAATGTATTGCTGAAGGGGGACAACCATCCGGGAAACACGACAAGCGCCGCCTTTAATGCGCCTAATACGAAAAACCAAGGTAACACCGTCGCCCATAATGCGGTCTTGGTTTGGTCGAATCCGCAAATATCTTTTGACATCGCCAAATTAATGAAATATTCGCCGATTAATAAGACGAGGAAGAACACGAAAGTTACCCCCGCACTTAAAACACCATTTTTCGTGAATTTGTAATAAGAGTATGCCGCGAATATCACTAAAAAGAACCCGATAGCTACAGTTGAACTTAATTCGGCCATATCGTCGTCGTCGTCGTAATTACAATATACGGCGATTATTATCTACCGGTAATCACCGGTATTTCCGGTATCTACCGGTATTCGTTAAACGTGTATTCTTTCTTTTTTAGTGTATACTAAGCGAACCGGCGAACAAGCGAACGAATCGATATGGACCACAATGCGCCTGCGCCCTCCCTCACCGAACCAGGTGTCCGATACTTTTTAAGCAAATCTCTCGAACAGTGCCATAAAATCAAAGATTTTCACCATACCCGGTCGTTTAATTTTATGATGGGTGTTGTATTGTTTGTATGTTTAGGCGTATTTCTGTATGTTCGGTATAAAGGCAAACCTACACCGGAAGAAGTTGAAGCAAAGAAACGACGGCAACAAGAATATATTCTCTCGAAATTAAAGATGGTAAATGCGACACACTATGCGCAAAGTAAAGGCATCCCGATGGATTGCCGAACACACCCCGCGGGCAACGGTATGGGGATGCTTACCAATTTGCCTGCCTGGAAAGGACCGGAAGAGGATTATTATACACGCAAATACGCATAACGCCGTATGAATACGTCCTTATTAGTATAAATACTATCTAGAGATAGAATACTATCTATAGATAGAATATACAATGTCCGCATCCGCCTCGATTTACCAAGACTTACATGAGGCGATACAAGAACGGAGTTATCAAAGGGGCGGTGGTGGCGGCGCAGCGTCCCGTATCATCGCCCAGAAAAAGACCAATGACACCCGCGACACCCTGAAAAAGGCAACCCGAGTCCTCCTCGAAATGTCGCGCAAGCAAGAAGACGCGCTTAAAAAGCATATTCAGCGCGCAGCCGATCCCAATGAGTTCCGCGGGCTCATCTACCCCTACCAACTCATCCCCGAGGAAGACCGCGTGAAAATCAACGACGCAATCCACGGGTATTATTCGATGAAGGAAAAATACAATTCCGCGCTAGAGAAACGCCGGCAACGACTAATGAATGACCCCGTCATCAACTGGCAGTCGTTGTCATCACAACAAAAAGCGAAACGTCTCGCACTTATTAAACCCGCGTGTATCGTGTGTAAACAAGAAGGCGGGTCTATTTTCACAGAAGCCGACGGCAAATTAAAGGCGATTTGCGGAAACATCTCTCAACCATGCGGGTTTCATATCGAGGTCGCGCGCGGCAAATACGCGAGTTTAGAGGCATTGATGAACGAATCGTTGGAAGAGGTTCGCGCAACGAAGGACGAGATTATCCGCATGAAACTCGACCTATTATTCCGATTCATCAACGAAGATGAGCTCCTCGAGAAGTTCGAGACCATCCAGCATAAATTACAGGAGCAGTTGAAGATGTATGCGGAGTTCCGCACCTATTATTTAAGCGTCACGGACAATGATGATATCCAGCGGGATACTGATACACATACGCGGGTAATCGCCGAGAAAATCGCGCAGATTAAGACGTTTATGGTCGAGTTCCAGGAGTCGGACTGGAAAAACCGAAGTATTATCGACGATATTCTCGTGCTTTATCAGACAGATATTGAGCCGGCGTTCTTAAAGATGCGCGAAACAAAATACGTTTACTCGCAAGTAGAGACAACCGAGAATCCGAATGGTGCGTTGGTTGAGATGTATAACGAAGACGAGTTTTACTTATCGCAGAAGAGGTATAGCTATCATGAGTTATATATGCCGGTGATTATGCCGAATTGGATTGCGGATAATCGGGTGATTACGAAACCGGTGGGGAGTATCGGTGCTGCGCCGGGGGGTCGTGCCGCTGCGTCCCGGTCCGAGTCCGCGCCCGTGCCCGCGCCGGTGGTAGAGGTCGTCGACCCTGAACCTGAACCTGAACCTGAACCTGAACCTGTATACGAAACAACCGTCCATCAACCGGACCCCGCATCCACATGGTATAAAGGAAAGGCTGCTGAACTCGCGGCGAAAAAGGCTAAAATGTTCGAGGGACTATAGTACGACCGGACGACGGACGACGGACGACGGACGACGGACGACCGGACGACGGACGACCGGAACGACGGGATTATTATCGCGGTATAATATACAATGTTTAATATATTTAATCATATCTCTTTCCCGATTTTCCTTATCAGTCTTTCTGTCGGGTTATTCTATGTCTATATATCGGTTCCCAACCCGAAGGTGATTTACGTATATCCCACCCCCGACAATATTGCGAAGTTTCAATATAAAGACAACGCAGACAACTGCTTCACATTTGACGCCAAGGAGGTATCGTGTGCGAAGGCAAAGGGGGCTGTGAAGAAGATACCTGTCCAATAAGGCTCGCCCGAGCGCCGGTTCGCCCGGTCGCTAATTTATATCTAGTGTATATATTAGAATACTAATTCATTACACTACAAACAAGAATGGGGTTTCAAAGATTACTCCATACAGATACAGGACGCACGATTATATCGATTATACTTGGTTTAGGCATTGCGTCGTTGTTTCGGAAGGCGTGTAAAGACCGGTCGTGTATCGCCTTTCGCGCCCCGCCTCTCAAGGATTTAGAGAAGGATACGTATAAGTTGGATGACAAATGTTATCAATATAAGACGAAAACGGTGAAGTGTGACGCGGGGAAGAGGGATGTACAGCTTTCGAAATAACGCGTCGTTATACTCGTTTTACTCACTTCGTTCGTTCCACTCACTCCACTCCGCTGCGATGCTCACACATTTCAGCGCGTGTGCGTAATATATTTATCAAAATCAATATTATCATAAATATATTCTCATGAGTGACACAACCAGTATTGATGATCTGCCTTTAAGTAGTCAAACCGTGGGTTTAGGCGGAAACTACGGCGGTGGCGGTGGCGGTGGTGGCGCGCCTCTCATTTACTCCCCTAATGTAAGCATCGATCCATCTCTTCAGAATCAGCAGCAAATCCCAGGAAATGTAATGAATGAGGTGCTTCAAGGCGTCCAGCGTGCCAGCGCCAATGGAATGACAATGATGCCTACGAGAGATATTCCGATGAACCCAAATTCATTTACGCATGATGATCAGGCGAGACCCAATTATGTCCCGCAACCGAAGACCGTCCATTTTCAGGACGGCGGCGGCGGCGGCGGCGGTGATTATATCCGCGATCACACTTCCATGGAAAGTATCGTCCGTGCCAATGCGCGACAGTCCAATCAACTCGACACCATCGAGGCGATTTATAATGATCTTCAAATGCCGATACTGCTCGGTATCCTCTATTTCATTTTCCAGATGCCCATTTTTCGCGCACAGTTGCTTCATTTTCTGCCATCCTTATTCGGCGAAGACGGTAACTTTAAAATGATTGGGCTCACCGCAACTAGCGTGATGTTCGCAGGAACATTCTTCGTCATCATGAAGATATTCAATAAGTTGGGAGAAGGACTCCGCTAATCGGTTTTCTTGCTGCGTTTGCGGGTCTTCGTCTTTGCCCCCGCAGCCTTTTTCGGTGCTGACGCAGTCTTCGCGGCGGGTCCTTTCGCGGCGGCTCCTTTCGCGGCGGCTCCTTTCGAGTTTTCCAACGGAATATACCGCAAGAACCACTCCTCGTATTCCCGCGTATCCCGCTTATCTTTCAATTCTTCATATTTCTTCGTCTTTTCAAATCGCATCGATTCCAATGTCGGCTGCTTTCCATAACAATTGATACTGAACCGCCGCAATAACCCGGTCTGTTTCAGGCGATTATGCTGCTGAACATCGAACAGGAATTGCGACATACATAAAATACGGTTGATGTCATAGTACACGCGGTCCGCATAAATAAACGCCAAATAAAAACTCAACATTGTATCTATCGTCGCAATACGGATTGTTTGATTGCCACCCGTATTTTGGGAGGCATCGTCAATCCTTATTGTATTATAACTATGGCACGCGAGTGGTTTGTATAAGAACGCAATGACTTCCTCGCCGACGCGAATATCATAATGCTCGGAGATGACCTCGCCAACGCCTTTATGTTTCGTATATTTGACTCCGGAGTATTTATGCGCGGTGAGTTCACGGACGACTTCCTCACATAATGCGCGCGGGTCTTCCGAGAGAATATCGAAATCGGGGATTTTGTTGACGATACGGCGCTGGTGCTTTGGCATATACCGTGAATACAGGATATTCGCATACCCGCCGAAAAATACCGCCTTGTTTTTAATGAACACGCCTCGGACAATAGTATAAATATCGGTTTGTTGAAGGAGTTTCTCTCGGTTGGTAGAATAGGAAACATTGGATGTGCTGACGGAGTAATGTGCGTCGGACCGGGACTGGGACTGGGACCGGGACCGGGACGCGCTGTCATCGCTTTCGTCGTCGTCGTCGTCGTCGTCGTCTTTATGGCTGCGACGCCCCCTCTTCGACGATGGTTCTTTTTCAATATCTCTCGCCGACATCGAATAAATAACAAACTCATCATCTTGGAGTAATCCTTCGTGTTTTACATTTAGATTATACCGATGTGTCACTTTGTCTTCTTCAAGAGAATACTCATAATCTCCAATAGTTTCTTCGTGTTTGTCTACCGCGTGAAATAAATGGCGCATATACGCCGCAAGGGTATGATGCTTACGTTTGATTTGAGAGATTGCCTTTCGTTTCACAGAGGTTACGCTGTTGAAGATTCCGCCGCCGGTTTTTACGGACCCGGACCGGGACCGAGACGCGGATTTGACATGTGACCGTGACCGCGACCGCGACGCGGACCGAGTCCTTGAGGGTGTTCGCGTTCGCGAAACCGTGATCTCCCCCGTATTCTCATCCGTCGCCCCTTCAAACCCCCGCTGATACTCTATTTTATCACACTGATAGCCCTTAAGGGGATAATGCGTATTCAACAGAGTCAACCGTTTCTGGACCTTCTCCCATCGCGATACATCGCCATCTGGCCGTGATAATTCTAAATACATCGCCATACGAAGAAAGTCGGGCGGCGCATACCGTATTCCGCTTTTAATAATCGCATCCTTCGATATCGCCTTGAACAGGTCAGGCTCCATTTGGGTGATATCCGCAATCCCCGTGAAATTCACGAAGACCTTATATGTCCCGTGATGGACGCCGGATTTGGCCTCGACATCCTCATACCCCGCCTTATAATAAATATCCGCCAATTCTTTCGCATGGTCAAGCGCGTTGTCCGAATAAAAATCATAATCCGGCAATTCGATATCCTTATTGTAAAATTGGGCGTCTTCGGGCAAGATATTATTGATGGCTGTCCCACCATAACACACCAGTTTTTTATCCGCGATAAACTTCTCTACAATCGAGATGATTTTCTTTACTTCAGGGTCGCGCATCACTTCGACACCTTTCCTGTTTTCAACCTGGTCGACCGCCTGACGCAATATTTCCAATTCCTTCTCTTCATACGTTTGTGATTTATCGCCGTTCTTTTCTGATGGCATTATTATATTCGCCGTGTGTCTAATATAATAATCATATATAATAATTCCTGTGGCCCGTCGCCCGTCGCCCGTCGCCCGTCTATAACGTGAATTTAATACCCGGTGCTTCCGCGGGTCTGGCTTCCATCGACGATTTCGGATTGGGTGGCGCAGGTGGCGCAATCGTAATCGGAACATATCGCAATTCTTCGGGTTTGAGTATAAATCCGTATCCAACTGACGCGAACTTATCCTCATACGCTTTAAGTTTTTCATCACGCGCCTCCTCCTGAAAGCACATCGCCACAAGTTGGCATCCCCATGTAAACGGACCATTGTGTCCATCATTAAGCGGGCGACCGCTCTTGTCCGGAACCACGAGACACATATTCTTCTTATTCGCGTCCTTGAACGCTTGCGGGTCGCCGACATTTTTCACGCCGAAAAAGGTATACTTCGAGAGAAATAGCGACTTTGAACTCATATTAATAAGCTCGAACAAATTGGTACTACGATATACCGGATTTGTTCCATCCACCATCAAAATCATCTTTCCTCTTAATGTTTTAACATCCTCGTTACCTAAATCCTTGGAATGGTACTCACGCCCGTATTTCGCTCCAAGTAAATTACGCGCCATCGTTTTGCTTTGGGTGATAATTTTCGCGAGATTATTATACATTGTCACATTACGCGACATAATACGCATATGGATAATAAAGGGGTCGTTCGGATTGGGGCATTTTGACCCGGAAAACGCGTAACTACCTAATACTTCAAATGCCTCTGAAACGGGAATGTGATTATATGTCTCCTTATAATTGAACGAATTCACGGATGAAGACGCGATAACAGGCTGGTTATCTACCGAAAACACCTCGAAATCAATACATCGGCAACCGCGCGCGAGGACATAAAGGCACGCGTCCATACTCACGGTAGAATTCTTGAACTTCTCTGGATTGAATGCGTTATATGCGGTTTTGATGTAATAATCGCGGAGTTTGAACCGACTTTGACTATCTTCTGGATTCATAGACGTGAGTTTATTGTCGATTATTTTTTTGGAATTCTGGTCGGGATTATCGAGGCCTTCTCGGACGCTGCCGCCATTGCCGCCGCCATTGCCGCCGCCATTGCCGCCGGACAATAAAGGCGCAATACTACTAACGTCAAGCGCCGTCCCAGCCTGTCTTCGCTGATGTATCGTCATTTCATTCTCACTGGTATTTGGTGTAAATCCTTCCGTGGATAGCGGCGGTCCGATTATGCTATTCAAACCCGACGAATCACCCGAACCTTTCAAAATAGACAATGCGTTATCGAGTGTGCTGTCTGCGGGAGCATCGGCAGCATCGGCAGCAGCGGCAGCATCGGCAGCATCACCCGCATTCTGTAGACCTTCACGAATACGGTATATTTCATGGTTGCGCGAAACCCCGTGCGTTTGTATTAATCCAGACACCTGCCATATTGCGATGAATAATAGAATAAAAGAGATAAATACGACTTCTATAGAAATGGATTTTACGAATAATGACATGAGTTGTATCTCTTTATTTTGTATATAGTTATTCTATATAAAGATAATAGAAACAAAGATAATAGAAACAAAGATAATAGAAACAATACTAAATGACAGGTGGATAACTAAACTTGGTCGCAACCGGCAATCAAAATGTTATCTTAAACGGCAACCCCAAAAAATCGTTCTTCAAGAGCACGTATCTTAAATATACGAATTTCGGTCTTCAAAAGTTTAGACTTGATTTCGACGGACAGAAAAAACTCCGTTTGACCGAAGAATCGAAATTCACGTTTTATGTGCCACGATATGCGGAGTTACTGATGGATACGTATGTATGTGTGACACTTCCCACCATTTGGAGCCCGATAAACCCTCCCAGGACCTCGGGTGATATGTGGGCCCCTTATGAATTCCGGTGGATTGAGAATCTGGGAACCCAGATGATTAAAGAAATCACGATTTCCGTCGGTGGTATGACCCTCCAAAAATTCACCGGGAATAACTTGATGGCAATTGTAGAGCGCGACATGGATAAGACCAAGCGCGATTTGTATAACCAGATGACGGGCCACCTCCCCGAATTATACAATCCGGGTTGTTCAGGCGCGCGTCTGAACCAGTATCCCAATGCGTATCGCACGTCGAATATTGCCGGCGCCGAACCCTCCATCCGCGGGCGCAAGATATATATCCCGATTAACGCATGGTTCACGCTGTCTTCCAAAATGGCATTCCCCCTCGTCTCGCTCCAGTATAACCAGCTCCAAATCGACGTCACATTGCGCCCGGTAAGGGACCTCTTCACTATACGCGATGTAGGCGATTCGGCGAATTATTGGCCCGTCGTCCAACCCGATTTCACGAACCCCCTTCACCAAATGTGGCGGTTTTTATACCCGCCACCCAGTATTGATTTGAGCCTGAATTCATATCCTAGTATCCGCGCGGATTGGAATGCGGACGTCCATTTAATGGCGACCTACTGCTTTCTCTCGGATGATGAATCTAAAGTCTTCGCGGCCAACCAGCAGAAGTACCTGATTAAGTCGTATTATGATTGGACATTCAATGATGTCACTGGGAATAAGAAAATCAAGATAGAGAACTCGATGGGGATGGTGGCGTCGTGGACGATGTTTTTCCAGCGGAGTGATGTGAACCTGCGGAATGAATGGAGCAATTATACCAACTGGCCGTATAATTACCTCCCGTATGATATTATTCCCGCGCCGACGGATGATGACTGGCGACCCGTGGCGTTCACGGAAATCGTCACCACCGCGAGCGACCTACAGACACCCGCATGGCAAGCCCGTCCCGACTTCCAATTCGACCAGTATTATTATGATAAAAACGGGCCGAAGAACGGGATTGGCCCCGGTATCAATCCGGGCGATAAACGGCTGACGGGCCTTCACATTACGGGGGATTTTCAATCCGAGAACGAGCGCGACATTTTACAGATGTTGGGGATTTCACTGAATGGTAAATACCGCGAGAATCTGCTGGATGCGGGGGTTTATAATTATGTCGAGAAATACACGCGGACGCGTGGGTGTGCGAAACCGGGAATATACTGTTACAATTTCTGCCTGAATTCGGACCCGTATGACCTACAACCTAGCGGTGCTATCAATATGAGTAAGTTTAACCAAATCGAGCTTGAATTGACGACGATATACCCGCCGCTGGACCCTGCTGCTGAAGTGAAAATGATTTGTAATCCGAATACGAAGGAAGTCATCGGAATGAATAAGCCGAATGTGAATATTTACCACTATTCATACGATTTTCATATTTTAGAAGAGCGGTATAATGTATTAACGTTTGTGTCGGGGAATTGCGGATTGATGTATGCCCGCTAAGGGCCGCCGGGAGGCGATGCCCGCTAAGGGCCGCCGGGAGGCGATGCCCGCTAAGGCGACGCACGCTAAGGCGATGCCCGATAAGGCGGGCCGCACGCACGCTAAGGCGCACGGATTATTATATGTTATTATTATAACTAGTATTAGTATTTGAATATAATAATAATAACAAGAAATGGCCGATGATGAAGAAAATAATGACGGCGGTGGCGGTGAAGACGGCGGTGAAGACGCCGGAGGCGCATTTAGCAAAGTTGGCGGGTTGTTTTCTGGCGGTGAGGACAAGGACAAGGACAAGGACAAGGACAAGGACGCCGGCCCTAAAAAGAAAGCCGCACCCAAATCGCTATTCGACCTTGAAGCCTTAAAGGAATTCGGGTTGAATGTATTGACCCTTTTTATCGAAACCGTTGTTATTTCGGTGATTTGCGTGAATATCCTTTTTTACGCAGACCCAAAGAGTATCCGAATGAACAATCTGAATTTACAGAAACTCTTCCCAACAGACCGACATGATTGGCCGTATTGTTATACGAGCGAATATACGGAATGTGATGCCGATTGCGAAGATAAATTTGGCGGAATCGCCGACGACCCGAACAATTCAAGCGTGAAAAAGATATACCTGAAAGCCGCAATTCTGTTAGACACCTATGTGTTCAAATGGTTCTGTTTAACCAAAGAGGAGTTGGATATGGTGAAAGAAAGCGTGGACGAAGGTGTCACGAAAGTGAATCTCATGAACGGGAGTTTCATCAAGGTACGTTTTAAGCAATGGATTAATAACGCATTCATCTTCTCGTTTTCATCTGACCGGTCCATGTTATTATTTATTCTGAACTATATCACAAAACTGACACATAGTATTCCGAAAGAGTTAGAGGATGTCGTTTCACCGCTCCTGATTCTATTGATGCCGTTTGTGTTTTTGTTAATCGCATTTTTTACGATAGGTGGCGGACCATTATTCACGACATTTCTTGGAATGATTTTAAATCCCACCGAACATCGTAAGGAGTTTATCGGCGGTTCATTGTGGTCGATATTTACCGGATTTGGTATTCTAGGAATTTTACCGTTTGTTTCATTCATCGTCCAAGTCATCCAATTTCTCGGAACGTTCTTTGTTTATCCATTTCTTCACTGGGACCAGTATCGCATACTTTATGCGAAATATATCCCGATTATCTTCTTCTTCTTTAATTTGGTGTTGATGTTTTACGCATTCGAAGGATTAGAACTCAATGTTGCGGCCATCGTGATTCTTGTTTTATTGGCGTTGTATTTAACAACGTATTGGCAAGGCATAATGGAGTTTTTCAATAAAATCAAAAACTGGGGGGCGTAGAATCCGCGCGCGTATAAACGACATAAACGATTTTATTGTAATAAACTATATCTGTATTCGATTCATTACATTCGATTCCATGGGCGGTAAAAAAAAAACCGCATCGGCCAGCTCGGCCAGCGCTGCCAGCACCAGCGCCGGAGAACCCGTCAAGTCAACCCCCGAATATTTCAAAAAGTACCCTTTCGTGAGTGTATGTACCCCCACATTTAATCGCCGCCCCTTTATTAACGCGATGATAACGTGCTTTAATAACCAGGATTATCCACAAGACCGAATGGAATGGATTATTATCGACGACGGAACCGACCCCGTGGAAGATCTGATTGCGTCGCACCCTCGCGTCAAATATTTCAAGTATGAGACGAAAATGACGCTGGGGAAGAAGCGCAACCTGCTTCACGAGAAGTCGCGCGGCGAGATTCTGGTATATATGGACGACGATGATTATTATCCACCCCAGCGCGTATCTCACGCGGTAGAGATGCTTGTCAGTCACCCGGAAGCACTGTGCGCAGGTTCCAGCGAAATCTATATTTATTTCAAGCATATCTCGCAAATGAAGCGTTTTGGACCATACGGCCCGAACCACGCGACGGCGGGGACATTCGCGTTTAAGCGCAAGCTCCTGAAGAACAACCGATACAATGACGACGCGTGTCTGGCGGAAGAGCGCGCGTTTCTGAAAGATTATACGGTCCCCTTCGTCCAATTGAACCCGATGAAGGTGATTCTCGTATTTTCGCATGAGCATAATACATTTGATAAGCGCAAACTCCTCGTGAATGCGAACCCGGATATCGTGCGTGATTCACCGAAGAAGGTGATGGATTTCATTAAAGAACATGACCTTCGCCGGTTTTATATGGTAGAATTGGAGAAACTGTTGGAGAATTATGCGCCGGGGCGACCTGAAATGAAACCGGATGTTATCGCACAGACACGTCAAATGGAGAAGGACCGAGAGAAGATGGCGGCGGATGCGGCTGCCCAGGGGGGCGCAGGAGGCCGAATCGTAATTCAGCAACCAGGTAAGGAACCTGTTGCGCTTACAAATGAACAAGTCATTCAAATCATTCAGAATCTACAGTCAGACGTAGCATATCGTGATAAACAGATTGGAGAGTTGACGGCGCAATTACAGCACCACGCGCAAGCGCAAGCGGCGTCGGCGTCGGCGGCGGCGGCGGCCGTATCCGGTATAAGCACAGACGGCACCATTGAAGCCACCCTTGTCGCGAATGACCATAACGATATTTTGGAACGATATGAACAATTACTCAAAGAAAACCGCGAATTACGTAGACAACTCGACGGCGCGTCTGAAGTGATGTAATCGCGTATTGTTATTATTATTATATGGAATCAATTCCACATAATAATACATTTTATTCCTTCACCACATAAATGCTATGGATATTCAATATAAACATGCGTGTTTTCGACTCATGAATAATGAATTCGTGACGCTCACTATACTCTTTGAATCTCTCGGCGATAACCGTTTCAATCTCTGAAACCGACAAGTCATCCTCCTTTGTCTTAAATTCATTCTTCGCGGCGGCGGCGGCGTCTGCGTCTGCGTTATCGTCGCCATTACTGCGACTCTTCGATTTGTGTTTGCGACTATTCTTGGGTGCGGGAGGAGGTGGTTCGATATATTCCCAAATGCCCGACGACTCAATCTTATTATCATTCATATTATAGACCACCGTCTGTGAATCAAATACAAGTGCGGATTCTGGCCCATGGCCATATTCTTGAAGCTCGATTTCCGTGATTTTATCCAAGATATCCAAGAAATCGTCGCTACGAATATACGCACGAATATAACCAACAATTTCCGGTGTTATTTTTACTGTAATTATCTTGGTCTCATCATCGCTGTCGGACCCCGATCCGGATTCGGACCCAGACCCGGCACCGGACCCGGCATCTGACCCGGCATCTGACCCTGAACCAGACTCTGACTCATACCGGCTATCTCCGCCAGATTTAGAAGAGGGTGAAATACATTGTACTTCCGGGTCAAGGATAAGTTTATACTTTGAATCAAATGAAATCGATGCGCCCATTCTACGGATGTTTCTACATATTTCTTATATCTTTTTGATGTATATCAAACGCGTCGACGGCGGCATCGGCGGCATCGGCGGCATCGGCGGCATTATTCTAACAAATCCGTATTGTCTGTGGCCAATGACGACGCCGTTGACTGTTCCGGTTTCGCCATATATTTATCTAAATAACGGTAGATTCGATTCACGTCCAGTTTAGAGATATCATACGTTTCAAGGATGCGCGGGATTTCTTCCTCCGGATACTGGTTCCGAAGTGTCAGGAAAAACGCGAACAGGTCCTTTTGGTCCATTGAAAGCTGAATACACAAATTCTGTATAAAAAGCAGGTTATTGTATTCCGTGCTATATTTGGTGAGAACCTTCGTAAATCGCACCTCCGTCGGGTTGAACCGCGCTTTTTTTGGGAACGACTGGTGGTATAAATGATGGTTATAAAACGTCTTAATCAGTGAACACAACTCGTTGAATAACCAAATCTGGTTCTGGAATGTGATACGGTCGAAATAATCCGCCATACAAATATTATCCAGCAATAATTGATAAAAGGGGACGGACACCGCCACTGGCATCTTTTCAAGCACGTCGATGACATTCTCGTGCCATAAGAGACCAATCGTTGTTCGGTCGGTCTCATTGATGAGCGTATTATGGTCGCAGATAGGATACGCGGTATTGAACAGTTTTTGCGTGACTTTCTTAATATCCTCGTTGTATGTCTTCGGCTGAAATATCGCGTGGAGGATATTATTCGAGATAATGGTGTTCGGAGTTTTATTCATTTCCGCGACGGCGTTCAGTTTGCGTAAGTTGCCCTGGATAAATGTCAGGATGCTTTTACGTAGGCCGATTTCCAGGTTCGGCATCGTCATATCCACCAACGTTGACATTTGCGCGGGTGTAGGCGTTTTCAGCTCATATACGTGACAGACCTTCATGAGCTCTTTGATTTTCTTGTCGATGTGGTAATTCCCGATACAAATAATGGGATTCATCGTGATTTCTTCCTGTTTCTGTTTTTTGGTCTTTTTAGGGCGAATCAGTTTAATAAGGGACGTAATACCGCCCTTGTCGCCGTTATTCATTCCGTCGAGCTCGTCCATCACAATGACGATTTTCTGGATTTTACGCTGGAATATCGACATTATATTTTTATCGGAAATATTGTGTTGGGTGATGGAGTCGATGATGGACTTATTCCGGATATCACCCGCATCGTATTTAATAATATCGTAGTTTAGTTCTTTCAGTAGACGGATGACGAACTCGGTTTTTCCCGCGCCGGGTGCGCCGTAGATATAGACCCCGCGCTTAAATGTGAGATCGCTCTTGTTTTTTTGAAAGGATGCGAGGAAGTCGCGGATGTTATTGTATATGGTGTCGCGGCCTAGATACGTGTTATAATTGATGATATTGTTCGCCATGGCAGGCGAGGGAGCGGCGGCGAGCATGGCAGACATTTATGACAGTTTTCTTGGATAGTTATTTACCATATGTTTTTCTTTTTATATATTATAACCCACTTATAACATAATGGATTCGTTTCAAGGTTTATTCGCGCCTCTCGATAAGGATTATTGTCTGCTTTTTTACTGGCTTACTGTCGTGAATTTCATCTTTTTGGCGATTGCGGGTTTAGGATTCGTGTCCGCTCTTCTAATGTTATTTAGGGGGAAGGTGACAATCATGAGCGCCTTTTATTCCTTTTTGATGATTTTGGTCTACGGCCTTATGTACTTCCAGAGTCGTTTGTTCTACTCGATGTGCGTCACTGGAAATATGAAGGCTGGTTCGTTCGGCGCGGGGGGCGCAACTGACTCTCTTCCCGCCGTCGCACAACAGGCATCGGGTGCTTCACCTGGGGCGTATCGGTTCTAACGCTCACTCGCTTCACCGTTCGCTGGGCTCACGGTTCGCTCGTTCGCGGGGGTTCGCCGCTTCCTGACGTCAGCGACTCATTCGTTGTAATGTAAATACATACTATTACATTACATCCCATTACATCCCATTACATCCCATTACATCCCATTACATCCCATTACAGGCACTTCAACGACGCGCTTTTCGACGCCTTTCCGTCCAAAATACCCTCCCACGGAATATATCCATCACCATCACTAGATACGCCACTATAGGCCGTGATATTTCTAATCGTATTGTAATTATTACAATTATCAGCGGGGTCGGAACGGATAGCGGTGCCTGTGTATAGTTTGTAGGGGTCCGAGCAAGTTGTTCCATCATTGCTCAAGGTCATCCTATCCGGGCATTTCGCGGTTTCAGGTGGCCATTTTTGCGCGCTTTTTGATTTCCATAACAAAATCGCGACGGTTCCCACCGAAATAATAAAGGCAATCATCGCCAATAATAAAACCATCTTCTGGATAGACAAATTGAAAAAATTGCTAAACATCCCACTGCCTCCGCCTCCATTTCCAGAACCCGCATCAGATCCGGAACTCCCAATACCTGCGGATGAACCTGTATTTTTACTGCCTGAAATGAAATCCATGTGTTATCCGAATAACGTGACTATATACTATGAATATAAAAAGAAAAGAATTGGTATTGTATTTAGAGAAATAATCTGTATCCAATGTATAAGATATGAACTACAACGCAGCTCCGCAAAATACCTTCATCGGCCAACCCAAAAATGGACGTCTTGATATTGTAACGCCCCCCACGCAGGACCAATTCGCGCTTTATGATAAAAACCCGGTCCATCAGTGTGTGACCTATCGTGATGCGTTAAATGGAATATGGGAGAATACACCGCTGTCGAACGCGTTCTTTAGTAAAGAGAATATGCAGATTATTCAGAACGGTATTCGCGCCGGCGTTTACCAGCGGTCCAAAGGAAAATATGTCATTGGCGAACAGGACTGCGATACCTTGCGTATCATTATGCGCACCATCTTTCTCCAAAATGCGACCAATGCGCCGACCGAAATCCGCGCTCAGATTATTGAGTTGAATGAATTAGTATTTGAATATTGTGTTCCTAGAATACACGGCGAGGCGGAGGGGTATATCCAGTATAAGCGCGATGTGAGTAATATGTATACGCCGATGGCGCGGCCGAATTTCTCGGATTACAAGCACAAGACGTTGGAGTTGAAGCCTTGGTTCTAGTTTCTCACTCGGGCTCCAGGGTGGCGAAGCCACCCCTTTCGCCCGAGCTCGACTGTGCTCGTTGCTCACTCGGGCTCCACTCGGCTACGCCTCCTTTCGCCCCTCGTTCGCGGTCTTGCTCGATATTGGCTCCCATAGATGGCATCATATCAGACAGGGCGAGGCGAGACGAATGGAGCAACGCGAAATGAGACGCAGCCGAGCATCCTTTCGCCCCTCGTTCGCGGTCTTGCTCGATATTGGCTCCCGTATATGCTCCGTATTAGGAACCATATCAGACAGGGCGAGGCGAGACGAATGGAGCAACGCGAGGCGAGGCGAATGGAGCAACGCGAAATGAGACGCAGCCGAGCATTCAATAAAAAATGTGTTATTTTTATTATTATCTATTACTGTATATGATATTGGTTACGCCTTCTTCACGACCATCTTCTTCTTGCTCGCTGCTCCTCCTCCCCCGGCCGACGCTGCGCTCGTCGTTTTCGTCATCGCCACCGACGCCGCCTCCGCAGCCGCCGCCCATTTTTTATACTCCGAGTCTAATTCATCCAAGTCCTTGGTCCATAACGCTTGAATCGATGTATCTGTAAGTTGCTGATGTTGTGTGCGCTTGGAATCACGCTCTGCGAGAAGGTGCCTGACATTCTCATCCGTCACGCTATCCATCGGCATCTTCAGCAGGTATTTATACTCGGTGTCCCCTTCGATGTGTTCATAACCGTGTGCGGTCATCTTTGCGTGAATCGCCTCTTTTGTCTGACGACGTAATTCCAATTTGTCGTCAAGCACTTCCTGGATATATCGCGCACGGTTCGTGAGGACCCGCAGTTCATTCCCGAGTTGCGCCAACATCGCCGTCTTGCGTTTCGAATACAGGGCGAGGCGTTCTGTGTAATAATCATCAATGATGTCGTAGATGTTCGCGTATTTCCTGAGTTTCTCGCGTGCGTCGAAGAGATTCATGTTCGTGGTACTTTGCGTCGTGAACAACCCGAGGAGCTTCTCCAGTTTGTTCGTGCCCGCATCCGCGTCGATGATTACTGCTTGAAGGTCTTTCGGTGTATGAGGGTAAGCGGGATGGAACGTAACGGTAATATCCACGACTGCGTCGGTTGACATATCCGTATATTCTTTCAAGACGGGGGATGCGGCGGTTGCTGCGCCACCAGCGGCGGCCTTGTCCTTGTCCTTGTCCTTGTCCGCCGGGAGTTCCATCAACTTTTCCAGGAATTCCTTATAATCGTCTGTCCATGTTCCAATCGGGAGCTCGGTGATGCGGACTTTACGGTCGGCGATGATTTCGTAGGTTCCTTTGATGAGATATTTCGCGGCCACGTGGAATGTGGACGCACCGGAGGTCGCGGAGGCTGCGTTAGCAGCCGAAGCCGAAGCCGCAGGTGAAGCGGAAGGCAAAATCGCAGCCGAAGCCGAAGCAGCCGCGGCCGGACCCCCGATATTCTTGATGGTTCCTTTAAACCCCTTGAAATAAGGCTCAATGACGGGGCGGTCACTCGACGAGACCCCCGTGAGCATCGCGCGGATATACGCGATAATTTGAACCGGATTATGCGGCATAATATCCGTGCTGAATCCTGTTCCGATTCCCTTGCTTCCATTGACGAGAATCATCGGAATCGCTGGAGCATAATACACCGGCTCCACCATCTGCCCGTCATCATCGATGTAGGTTAACACCGCGTCGTCTTCTTGGCGGTAGATAAGTCGCGTCAGCTTGTTGAGTTGGGTGAAGATGTATCTTTCACTCGCACTGTCGGAACCCCCAGCACAGCGAGTTCCAAACTGACCATTGGGTTCGAACAGATTGATATTGTTGCTGCCGACGAAATTCTGCGCCATCCCGACAATCGCCGCATTCAAACTCGCCTCACCATGGTGGTACGCGGCATGCTCGGATACATACCCGCTGAATTGCGCGACCTTGATTTCCGTTTTCAGACCCCCCTTCTTAAACGCCGCAAACAGGATTTTACGCAACGAGATTTTCAACCCATCCATCAGGTTCGGAATCGAACGCTCATTGTCGTAGATAGAGAAGTGGATAAGACCGCGGTCAATAAACTCTTCATACGGAATCTCCGGCTTCGATGTATCCAGGTACGCCTCGCGCGAATACGTCGAGAGCCACTCCTTCCGGTCATCCGCGCGCTTCTTATTGAACGCCATATCCAGGCGGTCATCAGAGAGTTTGCCAGTATGGATGAACTCCACCATCTTCTTATTCTCGAAGTATTCCTTGAACTCCTTGCCTGTGCTCGTACCTAAACCTTTATAATATTTCGTATTCCAACCGGTGGGCACGACCGCGCCTGGGAACTGCTTCTTCCACGCATCAAACTCGCCATCATTGTAGAACAGGACCTCCTGGGTGCCACGGCGGGCTTTCAGAATCGGAGTATTCATAAACCCGATGAACCCGGGAATCTTCGTAAGTGACGGCCACTCGTTCTGGAACAAATTAATACCGAGTCCCTGGATATGTGCGCCGTCTAAATCCTGGTCCGTCATAAAGAGCACCTTGCCATAACGCAGCCGTGTGGCGACATCCGCGGCCGTATAGGTCTTCCCCGTTTCAAGACCGAGGATTTGCTTGATTTCCGCAATCTCGCGGTTTTCGGAGATGCGTTTCGTCGTCTCGCCATGAACATTGAAAAGTTTGCCCTTCATCGGATAAACACCGATAAAATTCCTGTCCTCCTTACTCAACCCACTGACAATACCCGCCTTGGCTGAATCACCCTCGCATAAGATAATCGTACACTGCGCGGATTTGTCCGCCGACCCCGCATAATTCGCGTCGATGAGTTTGGGGATACCGCGAATCGACCGGGTTTTCGCGCCGTCCGTCTTCTTCGCGGCTTTCGTGTCCTTGACCTCTGTTAGAGCACACGCGGCATCCATCACCCCCATCTTCGCGAGTTTCTCGATGAATTCGTCGCTGACTTTACAAGAAGACCCGAAATTCGCGACAGCGGTCCCGAGCTCGTCCTTCGTCTGACTAGAAAACGACGGGTTCTCGATATCACAGCGCAGGAAAAGCATCAGTTGCTCTTTGATGGTATTCGGCTTGACATCGACCTTTTTCTTCTTCTTGATAACCTCCGCCAATTTACGGACGATTTGGTTGGTGATATATTCCACGTGCTTGCCGCCCCTCGGCGTGTAAATCCCATTGACGAATGAGATGTGCGCGAACTCGTCGGAGGTCGTCAGGCACACGGCATACTCCCAGCGGGGGTCAGGATTCTCGTAGATGCGCTTGACATCGCCCTTCCCGCCGATATACAAGTCGACATACTGCTGAAAATGCCTGACGGGGACAACCGACCCATTGTATTTGACTTTCACGGTCTTGTCCGTCACTGCGGCGATATCGTAGGTGCGCTTCAGGAAGAGCGCAAGCATATCCGGTGTGAGATTGTTTCCCGGCAGGCCGAACCTGGCGTAATCAGGGCGGAAACTAACGCGAGTATATGGCTTGACTTTGGTCTTGGTGACCACAGGCGGCACAATCTCGGACAAATTGTTTCGGAACTCCTGGACGTATTTCAGGCCGCGGACATGGTCGACGGTTTCCACGCGCCCCCAGACCGACCAGATAAGGACGAGCTTGAAACCGAACCCGTTCTTCCCGCCGACGATTTTCTCCTTCTTGTTCTCGTCGTAGTTGGTGGATGTGCGAAGATGGCCGAAAATCATCTCCGGAATCCAGAGTTTGTGTTCGGGATGCTGGGCGACATCGATTCCATTACCGTCATTCGTCATATGAATCGTTCCATCCGCGGCGTCGATTTCCACTTCGAGGGTGGTCACGGGGAGCGCATCCGGCTTTCCATCGGCGACGGCCTGTGCCTGACGGACAACATGGTCACGCATATTCACCATCCCTTCATCGAAGAGCTTGTATAATCCGGGGATGTAGGTCACACTTCGCCGGGTGAGCGTCGTCGTCGTTGCGCTTGCGCCGGCCGCGCTGGCATCGGATGCGACGCTTGTGGCCATGGCATCCATGACGTATTCTGTCGTTTCCGCGGGCTCAATCGTGCCGATATATGTGTCTGGTTTTTTAAGAATATGTTCGCGGTCGGTCATCTTTTGGTATTTGTTGAGGTCTTCGGCGGCACCACCACCAGCAGTGGCAGCGGCAGCGGCAGATTTAGTAGATTCCTTTAAAGGCATTGCGGTCCGTGGTAAGCAATATGAGTAACGTATATTACGGATATATGTTTAACTCCTTTCAATTTTATTTTGCCGGGTATATGTATCGTTAACGACACACTCACTCCTTCGTTCGTTCGTATACTCGCATACTCGCATACTCGCAATGTCCATGGCTCCCCGTTACCGCACCAAAACCGGCTTCGGCCTCACATGTAGCGACATATATCGCGTGAATGACGCACTGGTCCAATATGATGCGTCAGGAACTCCGATTGTAATAAACAGCAACGACCCGAATGTCCGCATACCCTATTTGAAATGCCCGACCCTCACGAACCCTACCGCCGGAATGGCGACCTCTACGAATAATACAATGATAACGAAGAAGATGCGTTATGCGCAATTAATCCGCGTAGCGACTGAAACGAAAAACGTGAAAAAGGTATATGCCGTAAATAATATGAATCGGTTCGGTAGTTGGTCGGGGGCTCCTGGTGGGTATGGCGCGCCGGTGACAAACTCGTTTTAGGGACCGACCGACCGAATGGCCTTGTCTTTTTTTCTAATGATGTATTATAACGACTATTGTCTTATTTAGTAAAATGGTGAAACGTTGTGATCGCAGCGATGATGGTTACTACCACATGCACGGCCAGAAGTACCAGATGTTGGAGGGGTCTCGCGCCCAGGTGTGGCACGGAACTGCCTACAAGACCCCCGGTGGTCTCGTCAAGAGTGATTTGATTTTCAACAAGCACGGCCGCGTCGTTTCCGCAAAGAAGCACGCGACCGCCAAGAAGGAGAACCGTCTGCGTAAGTATGGCTACACCGCTCGTAAGGGCAAGTTCGGCGCAATCAAGATCAGTGAGAAGACTGGTAAGCGTCACCGTCTCGTGAATACCCCCAAGAGGCGTTAAAACGACCGCATTACGACCGCATTACGGTAATATTACAGTAATATTATATTACCGTAATATTATATTACCGTAATATAATGGCGAACGATAATATTATCACCGGATATATCTTAGAATTCTTAAACGAAAACAAAATATGGCTTATCATAACGATAGTGGTTACGTTATTATGTAATCCCATCGAAATGATATGGTTGTCCGATCTGTTTACGAATTTTACAACCGCAATCAATAACCTCGAATACGATAATTCGATTTCGATTCTTTGGAAAATCGCCGCAGTAAATGTCTTCATTGACAGTGTCTATATGATCGGCAATTATTACGACAAGGTGTATTTTCCCAAAATGGAAAAGTTTATCCGGTTCAAGCTCATCGACGTTATATTCAAAAACATTGAGGTGAATTACGACAAGGAGGATATCTCCAACCATATCGTAAAAACACTGAAAATCCCCAATATTGTCACATCATTTACCGGCCGATTTATTTATTGGATTGTCACGTTTATTTTGACGACTGTTGTCATTTTGGGGTATGTACTATATTTAAACACCGGAATAGGCTTATTAACGATAAGTATATTTACACTATTTATGATTATGTATTATTACATTCTTTTGAAGACCAAAAACACGTCGGAAGACCGCGAAAATGAAGAGAACACCCTATTATCCAACATCGATGATGTATTAAGTAATTCGTTGAGTATCATATCCACGAAAAAGGTGGACGACGAGATGGAGTATTTGACGAATAAACATGCGGTCTATGACAGCGCCCACGAAGGTCAGTTATGGAACTCATCCATCGGCGGTTTTGCTCTATCGATTGTTATTATAATTGTGCTCGTTTTTCACGTATATGTCATTCTTATCTTATACAAGAGGCGGAAAATCGACAGCAAGGTGACGATTAAGCTGATTTTCATTATATTGTTTTTTGTAAAGTATATCAAAACCGCATCGTTGCGAAGTATCGGCGTGATTTCGGAATATGGTAAAATCACCGAAAATGAAGCGAATATTCGAAAACTTATGGTCGATAAAAACGACGACGGAAAGGAAACGGATATTCCGATAACGGGGGATATCGAGTTCAAGAATGTGTCGTTTGAATACGCGGCGCGTGCTGGTGCCGCCACGGGCGAAGAACGCAAAAAAATCCTCGATAACGTTTCTTTTAAAATCCAACCGCTCCGACGCACCGCAATCATCGGCACAAACGGTAGCGGGAAATCCACTATTATAAAACTGATGTCCGGGTTTTTTAAACCGACCGAGGGCCAGATTCTATTTAACGGGGTGGATATCTCCGAAATCAAACGCGAATATCTGCGAAGTAATTTGTCGATTGTTTCGCAAAAGGTCGTGTTATTTAATCGGTCGGTCATCGATAATATATGTTACGGCACCCAGATGTCGAAGGAGGATGCGATCGCCGCCCTTGACAAATTGAAAGTGATGAATGTGTTTAAAAAGCTGCCGCAGGGACTGGATACGATGGCGGGTTCGCGCGGCGAGAATTTAAGCGGCGGCCAGCGTCAGATTATTTACCTGTTGCGGAGTTACTTGAGTAATAAGCCCATTACTATTATGGATGAACCTACCGCCGCCGTCGACGTGTTCCATAAAAAATACCTCATCGAGATGATTAATGAAATGTCAAAAAAATCGACGGTCATCGTTGTAACACATGATGCTGAATATGCGGCATCATTTCCGATGAAGATATATCTAGAATCGGGTAAAATCACAAAGATCGTCGGTGGCGGCGCGGGCGGCGGCGGCACGGGTGCGGGTGTGACCCCGTTTAGCTATGCGTAATTATGTATACATCGGTCACGATGATACCAGTAATAATATTCGCTGGTATATACATATAATAATAACGAATAACAAGTGTTATTAGTATTGACAATGCTCCTTATTATTACGAGAGAAATACCAGATCCTGTAAATAGCTTGAGTAATGTAGTAAATGCGTTCACCCAACTCAAGATTCCGTACATACTCGTCCGGAAGTGTGACCCCGCGATTATACACCGAAAGGATATTCGCGGGATTATTATCCCTGGAACGAACCATTTCCGCATTATACCGTATGAAATTCAGCCTGAATTAGAGCTGGAACTGTATTACCTACACCATTTTCCGAAATTGCCCGTTCTCGGATTATGCCATGGGTGTCAGTTTCTAACGGTATATTACGGTGGCGGGCTCATCAAATATGAGAGTTTCTGGGTTGGCAATAAAGATATCGAATTGGATCTCTCTATAGATAAAATCTACCACGGGGAAGAACGAAGACAAAAGTTACACGTTCATTTCCGTGATTTACCTGTCATAATGCGCAAGAAGGCGGGCCGTGGCCGTGGCCGTGGCATCCGAGAGATTGCGTGGTTGACATCATATCGCGACCACCGTCGCCACGCATGCGCGTTTGAATTCGAAAAAGACCGTGTATATGGGTTTATGTTCCATCCAGAGGCCAAAGAAAGTTCGTGGCCGATTCTTTACAACTTTTATGACGGGGTGTGTCTTCACGGTGCCGGTGCTGGTGCCGATGTCGCGCATCCATCGTAATCCGGCGACGACACCGGCGAATCCGGCGACGCGACCCACCACTTTAGCGTAATCATCCCGTTTTCATCCAGGTATTCCGCGTATTCCTCGACGAAATACTTCTCAAAATACCGTTTGCTGATAATACGGCGCTTCGCTGCCAGGTAGCACTTCCCGCAATAATATTCGTACGCATTGTATAACGGTTGAGGAAACGAGAGATTCTGTGTGATACACTGGGTTTTAAACCTCTCCAGATACTCGTTGATTTCGGCCTTCTTATCCCAGAGCAGACACCCCATATTTAGGATATACTTATCGTCTTCGATGATGATATCGGGGTAAAAATGGCGGAGAATACCGAGCAGGGTCGCATCGGATGCCGCGCCCGCCCCGACGTATTCATTGAATAGTGTTGAAAGTTCATCTATTTCCAACTCTATTTCGGTGTCATTTATGAAACATTGCTCCCCCCAAAACCGGCGAAACTGAGTGACGACGGGGAGATACCGACTTGTGCGGTTTGGGAATATGTCGGGGGCGGCCGATGTGGACGACGCGGCAGACGCGGCGTAATCCGCGAGTTTAGACCGCAGTGATGCCGCGAAAATCATACTTGGCAATCGAAAATCTGCGAGATACAGCTTCCACAGATATAACATATTTGGCATCGTGATACCGTTTTCAGACGACGCAGGCTCGGTGGAGTGGTCTACGAACTCGCTGATGATTTGCTGCTCGGTTCGAGCGCGGAAAAACCACGCGTGGCTGGCGACTTCCGGTGTTTTACAATGATGATCTAAAAATCCGTCCGCACTACGGAACCGGTGCGAATAATGTGCGGCGACACAGAATAAATCGATGATGGATGATTTCAATTCGGGCATATGCGAGAGACGGAGGTGTGCGGGGTGGTCATGCGCCGCGGACACGGACACGGACACGGACACAGAGGACGCCGCCGCCGCGGACGCCGCGGGAGCATGAATATCCACAATCCGGCAATCCTTATACTGATGATCATAATATTTGAACTTGAATGCCGTCGCGAATGTGTTGGAACCGGACCCGAATAGACCGTAACATTCACCACCGAGATCTTTGATGAACTCCTTCGCGAGCGGCGGGATGAAGTAGATAAGCGGCGCGGATTTTTTGAGCAGAACATCCCCGAGAATGGTGAGGAAATACTTGGCGTGATCGCGGGTGCGGAAGAGCGCGGGGTAAAGCAGCCCGATGACATGCTGGATGGTGCGGGATTCGGGAATCGACGAGAGAATATCGCGGGATTGGATGCTTTTGATGATTTTATTCTTTATGCGATATTTTATTGCGCTTGTTCCGGAGGAGGAGGTAACGTCTGATACTGTAATATCTGATAATATGCGGTGGTGTATTTCATCCTCATGTATCACCGAATATCGGACCTGATTATTATACGTGAAATACAATTCGGATTGCTGGCAGTAGAAATATTTGGTTCGGTTTAGGAAAGTCTCCGTGATTTCATCCGCGAGTAGTTCGAGAGATTTCTTCCGTGTTTCGCGTTCGGCGTGTGCGGCCTGGTAGTTTTTAATCGCCTGCGGAAGCTGGGTCTTGACATACGCGTGGATTCTCTCGAGGACATACTCGTTGTCGGGTATGGCCGCGTTTGTATTCCATATCTCCGAGAGAATGGCGATAGTGTCGGGGAGGGTGGCGGCGGGAGTCGGCGCAATGGAGGCGGGAGGCACGGACATCGTTTTGGTATTTTAAATTTATGAATATAAATAAATACGATAATTCATTTATATTGTTATGGCGCTTGAATACCCACAAGTAATTTATTTAGATACTACCAGTGATACTATTTCGTTAGAACAAACAGATGGTGCCAGACAAGTAAAATATACTATGCTGGACAGAGGTAGAGGCTCTAGTGGGGTTGTTTATGTAAATGAAGACTCGACAAGATGTATTAAATTGATATTATATCCACAAGGAATTTTGGATGATGCTAAAGAAAGACAAACACATATATACGAAACTGAAGTACGACTTCAAAACATTTCACACAGTTTTAGGTTTGCTCCAGCTATTCATAGAAACTTCAGAACCCAAATTAGGAAAAATGACACGGAATATGACGTATATGTTATTGTTATGGATTATTTAAACCCAACAGAGTGGGAGAATATCACTCATAATGAATTAACACCAATAATGATGAAAGACTTTGTTATGAAGACGGGGTTATATAATGTTGTTGACCCGTATAACCATTTTTATCGAAACCGTTCTACACAACAAATCGTTATGATTGATTACGGAAAAGTGAAAGAGTGTAGTTTGGATAGATCCGAACCATTATTATTGTATTGTTTTAACCAAATGCTTTTGAGATTACATAGTGACCGGAAACCACAGTGTAAGTATTGGGATAAATGTGAACGCCGTAGTGATGGAAGAGAAAAGACAGGAGAACTAAAAGGCGCAGATCATTTCAAGTTGTTCACTCATCCGGAAGACTTTAAACCTAAGAACCTTAGGACGTCTCCCTATGGTGGAAACCGAAATAAACAAACGATTCGCACCCGCCACACCCGTCGCACAACACGCCGCCGGACCCGCCGCACCCGCCGTCGTCGTCGCTAACCATACATACCATTATTTTTGCCTAAATTGCGAAAAATAATGGAATCAAATGAATCTGCGGAAGAATGAAACCGCGAATTAGTGCTTCCTGTGAGCGCGACGCTTGGAACCATTCTTGCGAGAACGACCGACCTTCTTGGACTTGCGAGCACCGCTCTTTTTGGACTTCTTGGCGGACTTCTTACCGGAGCGGCGGCGGGAACGACGGCGGCGACCGCCTTCCATCTCTTTGGCAGTAGCTAACTTGTCTCGTGCTGCTTTAAGTTCATCTTGTGTAGCTGGAGGATCCCTCTCTTCAAGTTTTTTTAATTCCTCAGTTGCTTCATTGACCGCAATTTGTTTGGGTGAGAGGGGGGCGGCTGCGCCTGCGCCTGCGTCTACGCCTGCGACTCCGCTTTCGTCTGCGACTCTGCCTGCGCCTGCGTCTACGCCTGCGACTCCGCTTTCGTCTGCGACTCTGCCTACGCCTGCGGCTGCGGCTGCGTCTGCGTCTACGACTCTGCTTTCGTCTGCGGCTTCGGATTGGACTTCGGATTGGACTTCGGATCTGCCTACGGATCCTTCGGATGGGCCTACGGATTGGGGTGATATGTTTTGTAATGATTCTTGTGCCATTTGTGTTGCTTGATTCATTAATTCTGGGGTCAGTAATTCAGCGGGGTTTTGTGTTGGCATCTTCTATACCTTCTTCTCTTCTCTTATACATATTCTAAATATTAAAATTCGCTTCAATATTGAGAATAAAACAGCCCCATTTTTCAACGCCGCCTCGTCGAACGCGATTTTTTCCTAAATACGCGCTTGGATGATTTTTTGAATTTGCGCGATGATTTTGGGATAGAGCGACGGCGACGACGGGAACCTCCTCTTGATCTCAACACCTGGTCTCTTTTTGTTATTAGAGCCTTTCGGATTTTATCATTAAATGCGTTGATAATATCAGGAGTTTGTTCCCCCCCATCAAACCATAACGCTATTTGTTTTTTGGAGTTAAGGGTGAAACTATCATATAATTCACCCAAACCATCAATATTCGTATCAACAAAATAAGTACGAGATTTAATTATAAGCTCGTCAAGAGTATCCGCCATATTAGCTATTTTGATATTTATACATAATGTGAATATTTTAATCACGCCTCCACCCACCCCCTCTTCGGAAAATCCGCTAAATATTCCGCCCAATCTTTCCACTCCGGGTGTTTTTTCATATGCTCGCGGACCGAAAAGGCCGTCCCACACGGTGGCCCCCAATGTGCTAAAAACGACATCCGTCGAATAGACGCACTATCCGCCACTTTTGTGTCATACGCACCGACGGGTTTGTAGGGAGCGGAAGCGGAGCTGGAGTTGTCGGCGTAGCCATGTTTACAAACCGTCCGCGAATTCGCCGCCGTTTTTCCTAAATGATTGTCATAATGATCGGAGAGGATCCGTTTTACGACGTCGGTATCTATCCGGCCGCGATACTTCTCCGCCAGTTTCTCCAATTGGACGCGGCGATTGCCTATACTTGATGAAACGTCGCGGAACCCGCTGGCCCCCCCGTCAATCATACCCGACCCCGTCGCATGGTTCGCCTTATCCGACATCGACGAAGAGCATTCTATATTACGAATTCTCTCGTCATACGTCGAATTAAACCCGAGAAACACTCCGTTCTTCGTGGTTTCTACATTAACGTAATTCAATCCGAGTTCGACACGCATGATACGCGGGGCGCCGACGTCCCCGAACATCCACGAACACGCATAATCCCCCGAGTTCCGTTTCTGTAATCTCTCGGCGTATTCTTCTAAAGTCCGTCCGTATTGCATACATTCGCGGATGCGGCAACAAATCGGGTCGCGTAAAGCGAACGCATTGAATCCGCTTATCGTCGTCTCGCTCCCCACGATTCCCGCGCCAGTGACGAAGAAGTCGGTCATACTGTATACACCACCTGGCATACTCTGCATCACCATCGGGACGCCATCCCCCGCCTCCGGCTCGATTCGAAGAAGGACATTACAGAATTGCGCGTCCAGGAAATTGCTAAAGGAGGAATGCCCGCAAACAATCCCGCCGTCTTTGGTCCAGTCCTCCCCGACCGCCATAACGAGAGAACACCGGTCTTTCATCTCATCAAGGCGGCGGGAACGTGCGGCGAGTGCGGCGGGGTTGGCGGAGATGGCGAGTTCGTCGCGTATCACATCGGCGTATTTCTTCCGGTATTTCGGTGTATCGATATAACGAAGCAGGTGTGCGTAGAAATAGGGGAGCGACATGAAGACATTGATGAGAATGACTTGACAGACGCGGAGATTCGCCCCCGCCGCAATCCCCTCCATTTCCTTAAATATCTTCGGGAATCGTTTTTTGATGATTCCGAGGTAGAAATCCTCGCATAATCCGTAGAAAAAGTCGATATCGCGACCATACCCTTGCGTGAACTGGAAATCGAAGACGGAGAACATATACGTGAAACGCGCGGGGTCAGCGGCGATGACTTGCTTGCCGTGGGAAACACCGCGGTCATAGGGGGTGCCGCGGATGGTGATACGCAGCCAGCCGTCATTGCCGCCGCCTGCGCCCGCACCGCCGCCGTCATCGTGGTGTATGATTTTACGCGAACTCCGATATCTATGATGACTACGTTTACCAGCAGATGACTTAATTGTTTTTTTATGAGTTCGATGTATTTTCATCATCGTATTATATTATACAGGTATTATCATTATTATACACCTTTTTTAATTTCAAGTGCCGATTTAATAAAAAATGAAATAAATAATTTATAATTTATAAATATAAAATCAAAAATGTCGCAAGAATATTCTGTTGTAATAAAACCACGTAAAATACGCCGATGTATTGAACCAGATTGTAAAGCGAGCGCCATAGGCAAAACCGATAAATGTAAAGCACACGGTGGCGGTAAGCGATGTATTGAACCCGGTTGTCAAGCGAGCGCCCAAGGCAAAACCGATAAATGTATCGCACACGGTGGCGGTAAGCGATGTATTGAACCCGGTTGCCAAGCGAGCACCCAAGGTAAAACCGTTAAATGTGTAGCACACGGTGGCGGTAAGCGATGTATTGAACCAGATTGTAAATCGAGCGCCGCAGGTAAAACCGATAAATGTGTGGCACATGGAGGCGGTAAGCGATGTATTGAACCAGATTGTAAATCGAGCGCCATAGGCAAAACCGATAAATGTGTAGCACATGGAGGCGGTAAGCGATGTATTGAACCAGATTGTAAATCGAGCGCCATAGGCAAAACCAATAAATGTATAGCACACGGAGGCGGTAAGCGATGTATTGAACCCGGTTGCCAAGCGGGCGCCGCAGGTAAAACCGATAAATGTGTGGCACATGGAGGCGGTAAGCGATGTATTGAACCAGATTGTAAATCGAGCGCCATAGGCAAAACCGATAAATGTGTAGCACATGGAGGCGGTAAGCGATGTATTGAACTTGGTTGTCAAGCGAGCACCCAAGGCAAAACCGATAAATGTAAAGCACACGGTGGCGGTAAGCGATGTATTGAACCCGGTTGTCAATCGAGCGCCCAAGGCAAAACCGATAAATGTATCGCACACGGAGGCGGTAAGCGATGTATTGAACCCGGTTGCCAAGCGAGCACCCAAGGCAACACCGATAAATGTGTAGCACACGGTGGTGGAGCAAGATGTCCTAATTGTATAGATTGGATAGATAGTCGTAGCGGTTCGTCAAAATACGATGGATATTGCGCAACTTGTTTCAAACGTACATTTCCAGACGATCCACGAAGCAAAGTTATATACATGCATACCAAAGAAATAATGGTAAGAAATATAATTAATGAAAACTTTGATGGGTTTATACATGACAAACCACTTTATACTGGTAATTGTGATTGCACCCATCGTCGACGTATAGACCATCGTAAATTGATAGGTAATACAATTTTAGCAATTGAAACAGATGAGTTCGGTCATGTAGGATATGATAAAAAAGACGAAGAAATTCGTTATCATGATGTGTATATGATACATAGTGGCAAATGGATATTTATTCGGTTTAACCCAGACAATAATATTAGCAAAGTTGATATTGCTGATAAACTGGATAAACTAATAGAAACCATTCACAAGTGTATTTTCAGAATTAAAAATGAAGAAAATGTTGAATTGGTAGAAATACATAAATTGTATTGTTAACAATCGGCGTTTGAAATGTAAAAAGGTATAAAGATTTATATACTAAAGTATAAAAGGGGGGGTTTTTATGAATTCAAACGCACACGCCGCCAATACCATCGTCCAATCACAAGCGCACGCGCACGCACACCCGTCGCTTCAAGATAATGTCCTTACGATAAAGACGGTTCAAATCGCCCCCTTTCGCACATTGATGTGTGCGATGAAAGAGATTCTGATTGAGACGAATATCACGTTTCATAAGGACGGGATGCGTATTATCAATATGGATAAATCGCACACGATGTTGGCGCATTTGTTCCTTGAAGCCGTGAATTTCGAGCTCTATGAATGCGCGCTGGATAAAATCATCATCGGTGTGAATATGTTCCACCTGTTTAAACTCATCAACTCGATTGACAATGACGATACGCTCACGATTTATATCGAGAAGAAGGATTACAACGACGGGGTTGTTTCGTATCTGGGGCTGAAATTCGAGAACGGGGATATCAAGCAGTGTAAGACCCAGAAGTTGCGCCTGATTGAGCCAGACCCCGAAGAGCTGGTGGAGCCCCAGGTCGCGTTTTCGAGTGTGATTAACCTCCCCTCCGGGGATTTCCAGAAGATTATCCGCGACCTCTCGTGTATTTCCGAGAAATTGGAGATTAAATCGGTAGGCAATGAGCTGATATTCAGGTGCTCGGGGCAGTTCGCGACGGCGGAGGTGCGGCGCGTGGAATCGGACGGGAGTATGGAGTTTCTTCATAAAAAGGATTCGGGGAAGATTATTCAAGGGGAATTCTCGCTGAAAAATCTGGGGTATTTCATCAAGTGTACGAACTTGTGTAATCAAATCGAGATGTACTTGGATAATGATATGCCGTTGGTGGTGAAATACTATGTGGCGTCGCTGGGGACGATTAAGTTGTGTTTGTCGCCTCTCCCCTCCGCTTAACTCCATATGCTCCGTGCGTTCGCACGCCGCATATAGAATTAAGCACCAGCCGATATCAGGTCCTTCGCTCCCCGTTCATCGCTTCGTCCGCTCCCCCGTTCATCGCTTCGTAACTTCGTTCCTCCGCGATTCACTCCTCCGCTGCTTCGCCGCTCCAATCAGACTGGGACTAAATAATATAAACCCTAATTCATACATTTATTCATATTCGCCGTCGTAGTCGTATTATTATTATTATTATTATTATTATTATTATTATTATTATTATTATTATTATTATTATTATTATTATTATTGTTCGTATTACTACAAGCACCGAATATGAATAAAACTATTTATATGACATATCATTCAAACCTGCCGTCGTTTGTTACATCGCGGTGGCTTGATTTGAATCCCGATTACCGCATCGATTTCAGTATGGACGCCGAGTGTATTTCGTTTCTTCAAACGAAGTTCGGCAGAAACACCGCGGAATTATTCAAATATATCCCGCGTGGAATGTATAAGGCCGATTTATGGCGGCTGTGTAAATTATATATACATGGTGGTGTTTATGCGGATATTGATTTGGTCCCGCATTTCGCAATCTCCGATGGGCTCGATGGCAGCGGCAGCGACGCGACCTTTTATTCGTGCCTGAATATGAGCTACGACAGTATTTTCCAGGCGTTTATGAAACATTCTCGTGCGCGTAGTCCGCTACTACTTGGATGCCTAATATCTTTTCTGATAAATAAACCGTATACAGATATCGATAATGGACCGACGAGAGATATGTATCAGTTTCTATTATATAATATCCGGCACCAGCACCAGACCCAGCACGACGACGCCGCCGGGGCCGCCGGTGTAACCGATATTCTCCCACACACTCGATATACCCTGCGCCAAATCAGAATACCGGTCACTATCCCCGCCAATGAAGACATTATTCCGTTATATTATTTCCCCGATGATATCAAATATAGTATTTCAATTAGCCCGGACACAAAAGATATGCGCGTTCTCGCGAATAAGGATAAATACCGGTTTTATATCAAGGACCACCATTTATTCGTGGACGCCGACGCAGGCGCAACCGACACAATGGTCGTAGATATATGTATTGATTTACCAGAAGACGAACCTGAAGTGATTTTCCTGTTTGAAGAGTGTATTCGTATTCCGGGCAATATTTCAACATGCTATATAAGTCATCAAAATAAAAATATAATGGATTGTCGTGACGTGCGGTATGTACGAGACCGTGGGTGGACAAATTGAGCCCCCGCTCCCCCGTTCATCGCTTCGTCGCGTAGCGACTTCGTGATTCACTCCGTCCGCTGCTTCCGCTCCCCCCTCCATCGCTCCGTCACTTCGTTCCGCCGCGACTCCGTCCGCTGCTTCCGCTCCCCCCTCCATCGCTCCGTCACTTCG